TTGCCAACTCGAAAGGCACCATTTTGTGTGCCGACGGGAACGTAAGCAGACGCCACAAATTCACCTGTGATGTTCGGTAAGCCCGCCGACACAGACTTACCAACCTCTGAAGAAGTGGTCGTGCCCTCGATGAACTTATGGTGAAGGTTCGGGAGGTTGAACGTCGTCGAGCCGTTACCCGAGCCGTACTTTGTGCCGATCTTTGCAAAAAGAGCGGCGTAAGTCGTTCGACTCACCGCCGCCCCGTTGCACTGAAGCCATCCCGCAGGCACATCGTGGAAGGCCATGATCGCGCCAACCGGGATGCCCGTGTCTAGAGTTCCAAGGACTCGCTTGATTTCAGATTCAAGGTCGGCCTTGTTGACCTTGAGGTTAAGCGCCTTCGAATGTGCTGTCTTGGTGACATAAACGTTTGCAATGGCCTCAAGCAACTTCGATTTGAAGCGCGAGAGGCCGGTTAGATCAAGAAAACCGGCCATTTTTCACCTCAGTTGGTCATCGATTAAGCGAAGAGAGCGTCGATAGCGCTGGTAGCGATAGCGTCGACGTGGAAAGCACCGCCGAGCGGATCCCATTCCGTGCCCGTCCAGGCAAAGTTCGTGCCGGCGGGATTGTCGCCATGAGCGGCCTTAACGTCATACACGTCACCAGCCGTCAGTTCGGTCTTCGGCAGAGCTTCGAAGTTCTCGACAGAGCCCTTGAACTTGTAGACATTCGTGATGTCGGTCTTGAGGGCATACGGCGTGAGGTCAACGTTCACACCCTTGCTGTTGATCGGGAGCGCAGAGCCGTTGACAGACACCTTCTCGATCACGTTCACCTGAGCCTTGGCTTCAACGCCTTCAAGCTTGGTGAAGTGAGCGGCCGACATCAGGCCATCCTTTTTGCCAGATGCAGGCGCATAGGTCGTGTCCTGAGCCGGAATGCCGAGACTGGTGATGTCACCCTTCGTGACCGGCGTGGCGACGCTCACAGCACCCTTGCCGGTGACCGTCACCTTGTAGAGGCCATTTTCGTGAGGGGTGTAGACCTCAGGCGTGTAAACCGTCGTTTCCTTGCCATTGATCTTGACATTGCCGTTAGTTTCGCTTTCTTCGACCAGCGTTGCACCGGCAGCGATACCCTCGAGCTTGGTGAAGTGTTCCTTGCTCATAAGGCCGTTCTTCGAACCAGAGGCGAGTTCGATTTGTTGCTGCGGGATCGCGATCGTGCCGAGTACCGCACCAGAGATCGACGTAAGCGAGACGTTCAGGCCTTCGATTTTGATGGAGCCAGCGACCTTTTCCTTCAGCTTGCCGTCATAGTGGGTCAAGCCAGCGAGGTCGAGAAACTGAGTAGCCATGATAAAAAATTCCTTATTTAAAAGAGGTTGTCAATAAAAGTTGTGGGGATTTTCGTGGGCTGCTGAGCCTTAAGCCGCTCGATGGCGTCAGCGTTTTTGTCGACGCCTTCATCGGTGGCGTTCAGCCTTGCAGCCGTAATCACATCTCCTGTTTTCCAGTCGACCGGCAGATACGGATCGGTCGGGGTCTCCTGCGGGAGCCCCTCGACGATCGTCTGCGGCCGTAAAAAAGAAGGGCTGCGTCGGATAACCGTCACAGCCCTTCTCTCGGTAGTGCGCTCACTGGAAGAAAGCGCGGGTCGAATCACACTCACATGAATGCCTCCTTGTTAACTCTGATCAGCAAAAAGCCCATCAATTTCGGCGTCGCTCAAGATGCCGATGTTTGCTCTCGCCCGTGCCTGCTGCTCAGGGGTCGGTGTCTGCGCGTCATAGGTCAGTGCATTGACGTTTCTTGAGGCCGCATCTTCAGCTCGCTTCGCGGCATCTTCTGCGCGAACAGCTGATCCTTCTGCCGCCTGCGCGGACGCACTCGCCCCTGCCGCCGCCTGCTGAGCGGTCTGCATCGACTGCTGCGCACCCGTTGCGCTTGCGCCCGCAGAGTCAGCGGCAGCCGTAGCAGACGTTGAGGCATCAGAAGCCACGCTTGCGCTTTCGGAGGCCTTGGTCGCATACCACTTCGACGAGTATTCAGTGCCGTCGACCGTAAAGTCCTCGGGCTGTCCCTCGGCCGCAGAATTGCTCATCCAGCTCGCCCACTTTTCGGCGAGCGACGAGGAGTTTTGAGCCTGCAGCGCGCTCGAGGAGGCGTCTTGCGCGGACGAGGCGGCCTCCGTGGCCTTGGCCGTCGTGGTGGCGAGGAGTCCCTCCATTTCGACGAGAGTAGACTCTGCATCGATGACCGCCTGCTGAGCCAGCTTCTTCGCTTCGTCAGCGGTCGCAGCAGCATCGGTTGCCTTGCTCACAGCGAACGTAGAGTTCTTGTCCGCCTGCTGCGCAATGGCAAGCGCATCGCTCGAGTTTTGTTTCGCCTCACCTGCAATGGCAAGAGCAGAATTTGCGGTCGTCACTGCCGACTCCGCACTCGACTTCGCTGCGTTGGCTGTCGAGACGGCGGTCGCCGCATTGGACTCAGCCGTCTGGATGCGCTTGTTCCACGACTCAACCGTTGTCGTCAGCGTCTTGACTTGAGAGAGCGCTGAGTTCGCCGTTGAGACCGCTTGAGACGAGTTGTTCAGAGCGGTCTCTGAGTTGTCGTTCGCGATCTTCGCCAGACGAAGAGCCTCGGTAGCATCTGCGTTGCCTTCGGACGCATAACGAGCGAGATCGTTAATCGCATCTTCCGTCTGCGTGATGAAGCTCTGCCCCGAAAGCGTCCCGACCGCCGTATAGACGTAATGGAATAAAAATTTTTCTGCCATTTCGCCCTCTTATTCAGGTAGCTTTACAAAGAAAGCCAGTTTGAAGAACGGCGGCAGCGGAAGTTTGACCGTGTGCGAATGTGACGCGCCGTCAAGCGTGTGCGTGTGTCCCTGATTGCCGCCGACGGACTCGAGGGTGACGTCGTGTGAGTGAGCGCCATCCGTAGACGTGCGCCCCGTCCAAGTGCGCGCGGCGTCGAACTGACACCGCACCGACGTGTTTTCAGAGTCTCGGTTGTCGCTATCCCAACAGTCCCATTCGCCCGCGTAGAAGCTGCCGGTCACATAACGCTGCTTGTGATCATCGACGGGGAAGGAGCCCGTGATGTTCATCGTGCCGCGCGAGTGCGTATGCCCGGACACCGCCGCAGCCTTGCCGGTGTGCGAGTGACTGGGGATCTGGTCAACGGTCAGAATCGTTTCGCCAACCGTCCCCGCAATCTTTTTGTCATCCGTCCCTGCGGTCAGCTTGCCACCAACCTGTCCAGACTCGCCTACGGTGCTCGGGAGAATAAACTTCCCAATCAAGTCTGGAACAGTACCTCCGAGGCCGTCGGAGCCACCGTCACACAACACATATCGCTCGTCGGCCGCTGTCTCGCCCCACGGAATCAAGCGACGTCCGTCGCTGCCACCAAGACGGCAATTCGCAAAAGGCGTGATCTGACCTGCTATAACGCTTGGTGCGTCCAAATTTTTCCAAACGGCCTTGCTCGACCCAGGCGTGACAAGCGACGTGCCCGGGCCATTCTCGCGAAGACAGCGATACTTAGTTCCGTTGAGCATGACCTCATTACCGACCTCATAGTCGAGGTCGACGGAATAGTTCATCACGCCGCCCTGCTGATACCAAAGCAGAAGCTGGGATAGCAGGTAGAACGCACCGTTGAAGTCTTGACGCTTCGGCGGGATGCCGCCCTCTGCGAGCGGCATGGAGTTGACTTCCGTCCACCCCTTGTTCTGCGAAAAGCGGCCAGTGCCCGCCTCCTGCGAGGTTGCGGGCGGAATCGTTTTGTCGCCCTCGGCGGCCAGTGCCGAGGTCAACAGGTGTTCGGGATAGTTGCTCATCAGTCAATCTCAATTGTTCTGCCGGGATTGAAAACGCCGACGTCGAAAGGCATGAGGGTCGACCCCTCAAAGCCGAAAATCTGCTCGTCGGGATAGATGACGAGAAGATTGGTCAGAACGCCCGCTGGTCGATTCAATAGGCCGTAGGTCTGCAAAATCATTGCCTGCAGGTCGGAAATGTTCCCGATGATGACGATGCTGTTCACGCTCATGTCGAGATAGTCCACGACGAAAACCGTGGTGTCCGTCAGGCGCTGTAGCAGCTTGTTCGCGGCGTCCGCCGAGCCGTTCGAGATGTTGCAAGCGGCGCGGTAGAGGATCAGGAAGCGAAAGTAGTCATCATCAAAGCGCACGTACTCGCCGCGCACCTTGATGAAGCGGTCTACGCCGACTTTCTGCCCCCACCAGTCGAGGTAAACGCCGTAGGCGGTCTGGGGATCCATCGCCGCCGCGTGCAGGCGCTCGAGGTCGGGCGTGGCGTCGATCACATCCTGCATCAGGCTTCCCAGATTCTGAAAGTCCGCACTGAAGGCGTACTGCGTCTGGATAGCTTCTGACTGCGTGGAGGCGACATCGGGGATGCCCCGCACGTCCTCAACGGATGCGAAGTTGAACCATGTCTGTGTGTCCGCCATGCCTTACCTCTCGTACACGAAGACGATGTTCTCCGAGGAAATCGAAGGCTCGACGTTGGCGGGGATCTCCACGGAGTCAACCCACCCTGCATCGCCGAGCTGAATCTCGATCTTGCGCACGGGAGCCGTAGTCTTGGGGATCGCCACGCCGTAGAAGCGGGACGCGTAGACCTTCGTAGCCAGTTTGATGCGCGGGTTCGAGCCTTCGCCCGAGAAGTCCGCAATCAAGGCCGCCTTTACGTCCGCTTCCTCATACGGGTTCACGGACTCGGCGTTAAACGTCACGCGCACCTTGAAGTCCTGTGTGCTCGGACGGGTGATGCGGTACGTGTACGTCGCGTTGAAGTGATCCTTTGCGATGTACGTGACCGAGTACCTGCCCGTCGTGCCGCACCCCATGTCCTTTCGTCGGTAGATGGTCTCGGCGATTGCCTCATCATCCCCGCCCACGATGCAGACCGCGATGCTGTGCGGCTCGATGCGCAGGCCGAATTCCGTCTTGTACTCGTTCGTGAAGTTCTCTAGCACCACGCAGTCAAGCACGCCGTCAAGCTCTGCCAGATTCGCCTGAATGGCCTCCAAGCTACCCAGAGCATTGATCGCGTAGCTCTCCGTGATGCGCGCGAGGTACTCGCTGTCAGGTTCCCTGCTGCGTCCGAGAGCGCCCGAGTCGGGATTCGTGACGGCATCCCACCCTGCGACGATCGTGACGATCTTCGTCACCGTCTCAGGTGCGACCTCGACCGAGCCGTGCTCGACCGAATCGAAAGTCGTGGTGACCGTCCCATCGTCCCCGATCACCGCACCGCCAACAGCGGAGTGCCTGAAGTTATTCCCGTTGGTGTCCTGCACAATCGCGCCATAAGGGATCACAGTGCCCTTCAGGCCTGTCAGAGTGCAGGTAACCACGGAAGGCTCTGAGAGCTTGCGGTCGATGCCGTAGAGGCCGCCAATGGCGTCGAGGAAGACACCACGAGCAGTCTGGGGGTTGAGCTGATTGGCAAGGTATGCGATCTCGGCATTCTTCGCCTCGATCTCCGCAGCGACCAGGTCGACCACTTGCCCCATCGGGGAGGTCGGTTCTACGTTCACGTCGGGACGGTCGGGATCGGAGCGGAACGCCTTCACGATGCCCTTTGCGAAGTCCTCGCGAATCTCGGAGGAGTCGGGCACAACCACGCCCGTCAGTTCATCAAATTTCACTACGGCCATGATCGCCCTCAGTTGTTCGGATGGTGATGCGCCCCGTCAGTGTGCGGGCGCGACTGTCCACGTCGTCAATCTCCACGGCCTCCACGGCCTCCACGCCCTCGACCGACAAGGCCGCATCCCTCAGGCGGGCGGCGGTCACGGCCTTCTGCACGGGCTTGCCCAACTGATCGGAGAACCAGTCGATGCCATGCTCCGCGTAGAAGTACAGGTCATCGGTAAAGCACCTGCATTCGTTCGAGACGTTCTGCAGTGTCGCCGCCGTGCCCTCGAGCATCTTCAGGTTCCCGTTGCCGTCGAACGTGAAACAGGCGGACGCGGTGAGCTGAGGCGTGTAGTTCGTGTGAGCCATTACTGTGGTGTCCCTGTTGTCCCGCCCGAGTCGCCCGGGTGGGTGTGAGTGTCAAGCGAGACGCCCGCCGCCACAACGTCGCCCGTCGTGGTGAGGGAGCCGTCGACCGATGCGCCAGAGCCGCCGGAGATGGCAAGCCCGCCCTTGCCGGTGATGAGACCCGTAACGGTCAGCGTCCCCGTGCAAGATGTCGCAGGCGTGTCGAGCGTGACCGAGGACGAAGCCTCGACCCGAGCCGTATCGCACTTGATCGTGAGCGCGGGCGTCTCCTCGTTGATGCTCTGGGGAGCTACGACGTGAATCGTGCCCTCTTCCTCCAAGTGGATGAAGGTGGTGGGCTTCTTCCCCCAGAACCCGCCGATGTAGAACCCGTCGGACATATCGAAGCAACGGAAGCTACCCGGCTGCACGGGCGTAGCCTCGCCGTTCAGTGCGGACACATCCTGCTGAGCGAAGATCGCAAGGCCGATGTCACCGGGCTTCGGGTCGACGATGATTGCCGCCGTCCCATGCTGAAGCCTGAACCACCTGAGCTTCGGGATCGAAACGTTCGGGATTGCCTCGCCCGAGGCGGTGCGCATCTCGACCAGGGGCGTCGCAGAGAGGTACTCCGCGCCGTTGCCCTCGCCCGTGCGGTTGACTGAGTCCACGCGGACGGGGATGGCCGTATTGACCATCCCCTTCACGATTGACTGAATCATGAAGTGCAGGGCGTTGAGTTCGGAGCTAGCCGTGAACTCAGAGGTATTGAGCTTCAGTTCGTCACTCATCGAGCCACATCCCCTCGAACGTTGTGCGCCACGAACCGCCGCCGGGCTTGTGTGCCGTTAGGTCGTGGGAAAGATTGACGATCTTCCAAGTGCCCGAAGCGGACGGGACGATGGATTCGACGCGCACCGCCGCACCGATGCGGAGATCGGGGCGGAAGTACGAAACGACTTGAATGCCGTTCTGCGTGAACGTCGGATACCCGACCATCCCAGTGTCTGCGGAGACAAGCGGGATCCCGCCCGTCTCTCTCACCTTGCCGCGCGGCAGGAGGACGATCTCATCGTCGTCGATGAGGAGGTCTGCGCCGACGCTGTTGGCAACCTGTCGCATCTTCGTGATCGGGTCGCCCGTGATGATGCAGTCGGAGAGCGTCGCCTCGACCCCATCATTGCGGAACGTCTTGCCCGTCTTCTGCGCGAGCATCCCGACGGTTTCCGCCGCCGACTGCTGACCCGAGATGGCCAGTTGCCCCTCAGGTTGCAAGACAGGGTAGCTACCCGTCTGGGCTTCCATCTTCATCACGGGGCAAGCCCCGTTCAGATCGGCGTAGGCGTTCGTCACCTCGCCCTGAAAGACCACGGAGTAGTTCCCGCCCTCGCCTGCTTCGACTTGGAGCAGGTTCCATCGGCGACCGAGCGGGCGGAAGGAGAGCATCGTGAGCTGAGCCATCGTGTCAAGTGACAGCCCATAGACGTCGACCGACGCCTTCGCGAAGTCCACGCCACCCTGCTTCGAGATCGCCACATGAGTAGCGAAGCCCGTGAGCGTGTAGACGTTGTTCGCACCCGCCTTGTCGAGCGTGACCGTCAGGCGCAGCGCCTTTTCGGAAAAAGTCACGCCTGCCATTTTTCGCCCTCTGCCAAGTAAACGAGGTAGTACCGATCAGACAGTCCTGAGTAGTCCGGGTGGGAGTCCCCTAGCACGTCATGAAAAACCAGACGCCCCGAAAAGGCGGTTGTCTTGAAGATCGGTACAGGGCTTCCGTTGTTGCAGATATGCCCGGTAACCACGTCGACCTGGTCGACTGCGAGACTCAGATAGAGCGCCCCGCCGTTTTGCTTAAGGCTGATGGTGCAGTTCTGTCCATCGAGAACAACGGAGAACCGTTGATTCGGAATGTTGGAAAGCGGAATGCGCATCATGAGAACAGCCCTCCGAGAAGCGTAGTCTGCCGCTTGCCGCCGTCAACCTTGCTAGCACCCGTCGCCTTCTTCGGCGACCACGCCACGGAGCCGCCGCCGACGTTAGCGGAGCGGACTTCCTGAAAGGTGAGGTCAACCGAGAGCAGGTTCGCACCGCCCGAAGATGAGCGGGTCGAGCTTGCGCCGATCAGCGTCATGTTCGAGCGTACCGTGGTCGGCGTGACCACCGTGAACGCCTCCAAGCCCTGCAGAGCGGCATCGATCTTCGCGATCGCTGCTTCCTGAGCGGCATAGTCGCCCGAGAAGAGGAGCGTCACGGTGATCTGCTGTGGCTGGGCGACCTTGTCATAGGCGTAGAGCGCGCCGTTTTCCTGCGGCTCCACGGGGACGACGGCAGAGGCGTCCTCGCCCAGATCGTCGATAGAGTCGTAGTCGCAGATAGGGTTGCCCTTCGCATCGAGGATAGCCCACGAGAGAATTTCAACTGACATGAGTTACCCCTTTTGGACAACGCCCGAGACCGAATTCTGGATGTAGTCTCGTGCCTTGCCCATTGCCTTCTGGACACTGCCTGCAACGGCTTCGCCGATTGCCTCGCCGTCGCCCGAGGCGTTGACCGTGGTCTGCACCGTCACCTTCATGTCGGTGTTGACCGCGTTCGATGCGCCCGCGTTCGATGCCGCAATCCCTGCCGGCGCACCGGCCACAGCGGGGGTCGGTGACGCAAGCAGGGAAGACATCCACCCGCCCACCTTGTCGGTGAGGCCGTCGAGGAATCCGCCCGTCTGCCTGTCCGTGGGATCGGCCTTGATCGTCACCTCGCCCTTTTGCGGAGCGGGCGCGGGTTCCTTCGCCTCGTCGCCGAAGCCGAAGAAACTGCCGACCTTTCCGAGGATCCCCTTTGCCTTGTCGGCAAAGGCGTCGAAGCTCCCGAAAAGCCCCTCGAAGGCCTTCTTGATCTGACGGATCGGGAACATCAACGCGTCGTAGACGGCGGACGCCGCCTTATCGGCAGCAGGCCTCAGACCGTCAAGCGATTCAGGCAAGAGACTGCGCAACGGTTCGACCAGCCACGCGAGGAACTTCTCGTAGATGTAGCTGATCCCGTTGTCAAAGCCTTTGACGAACGCATCGGGCAAACCGCCGAGCGCGTCGGCGATGTAGTCGATGAAGCGGAAGCCCTCAACGATGCCGCCCCAGAGGGTCGACCCGATGGATCCCGCAACGTCGCCTACTTTGGCGAAGAAGTCCGTAAACGCCTTCGCGTCGGGGAGATGGAACAGGTCGGCGAACCATACGCCCATCTCCTTAATCACATCCCAAGCCTCACCGAGCGCGAGCTTGATGTTGTTCGGGATGTCCCACACGGCACGGCAGAAGCTCAGGATGTTCTGCCTGATGTTGTCGACCTCTTCACTGGTGAGGCCGCACCACTGCATGAACGTCTCGAGCGCCGATACGTCGCCTTCGAGGAAGCCCGCGAAGTCGTCGATGATCGCGCAGGCCGCTACGGCAGCGGCAATCAGAACGCCAAGAGGGTTAGCTAACAGCGCGGCGTTGAACGCCTTGATGACGGGCATCCCCTTCACGAAGACGTTAACGAAGAGGCTAGACGCCTTGACCGCCGCGACGATGTTGCGCAGGTACGCCCCGCCGAAGATGGCGGCAATCGCCCCGGCGGCTATCTTCACGAAGCGGGAATGCTCCGCAAGGTAGCCCACGCCCGAGCTGATCGCCTTTATGACGGCGGTAAGTGGCGGCATCACTGCCGTGAGGAGAACGCCGCCGAGCGAGGAAGCCTGGTTCGTGAAGTTGCGCCATTGGCGATTGAATTCACGGGCTAGCTTGACCTGCTCATCAGTGAAGGCGACACCTTCGAAGGCCTTGGCGGCCTCCTCCGCATTGTCGCGGTACTTCAGAAACACGGCGGCGGCATCGGCAGACAGCCCCTGCGACTGCAGGAAGTACTCCGCCTGCCTTTGGCTCAAGCCCTTTATATGGTCGCCCATCTCAAAGAAAGCCTTCTCGCCTCTGCCCGTGGTCAGGATGAAGTTTTCAAGGGCACCCTTGAAGGCTTCCTGACTGCCGCCTGCATCCTCATTTGCCTTCGCCCATGCGTCGATCTTCTGGGCAGACACGCCCAGCCGGTCGGACAGGATTGCCAACGCGTTCCCGTCTTGAACGAAGGATTGAAAGAGGGCAGTCCCGCCGAACGCCGCGAGGAGTGGCGCACCAAGCGCCATGATCTTCTCGCCGATAGCCCCGACCTGCTTGCCGAGGGTATCCATTGCGCGCCCTGCGACAAGTGCCGCCTTCTGGCCGCTTGACCCAATTTCGAGAATGCGTTCTGCGACATCGTCCGAGACGTTGCCGAGCACGAGTCCAGATTTCGTGGCGTGCGCTGCCAGTCGGTCGACCGCCTCACCCGAGCGTTCTGCGCCCTTGGCGAAGTTGTCTATGCCCTGTGCGGCTTGATCCAAACCGTCCTTTAGCTGTTCGGAGTCGAGGCCGATCTTCACTAACAGACTGTCGATGATGTTGTCGGCCATTTAGATTTTCTCCTCAGCTTGTTTTGCCGCCAACCACTTGTGGTAGTTGTCCAACAGAAGAACCTCATCGAGGTTAACGGCATCCTCGTAGGTAAGAACGGTTTTTAGCTCCGCCAGTGACGCGAGGCGAGCGGAGATGAGACGCCCTGCGAGCGGCGGAATGTTGGCGTAGGAGGCGACCCCTCTTACGCCTTCACAGTCGGCTCGGAAGCCTGCCCACCGAGGAAGTTGGACAGGTTTGCGCTCTGCAAAAAACCGAAGTTCGCCTTGAGCGCCTCCACGCGAAGGGTCAGGAGCGTCAACGGCGACTGAATCATGCCGTCGTCGGTCACGCTCTTCTTCAGTTTCCCGACGCGCACCTTGCAGCAGGCGAGCAGTTCGTCGAGCAGGGGAGCGGCCTTCTCGTACTCGACCTTGCACAACGCGGCAACCAGGCCTCGATAGTCCTTGACGCCTTCGGCGGTGATGGCCTCGCGTCCGAGCAGGAGACCTGCGCGGATCAGCCAACCTTCCGCCTTGAAGGCGCTCATCTTCTCGATGACGAAGGTCATGTCGTGGCCTGCGTCGTTGATCTTCAAGGTAATGTCATCCATTCCAACTTCTCCTCAGTGCGTCAATCAGGCGACTTCCTGAAATTCCATGGTCCACGTCGTGGGCTGAAGGGTCTTCTGAACGCTCGGGAGGTTCGGGCCGTTCTTGAGGGCACCACGGCGGAAGACGATGGTCTTTTCAAGGGCGGGCACGAAGACCGTGAGGGTAAGCTCATACGGCTTGCAGTTGGCGCTCATAGCGTCACGGATAGTCTCGAAGACCTCGAGGCTCGGGGAGTTGGCTTCAAGCACGATGCTGACGGGCTGAATGTTCTTGACCACGCCGGAGACCATGCGGCCATCAACGCCGCGACGGTTTTCGGACTGGTCCACGCCGTCGGCAGTCATCACGCTGTCGGCGGAGAAGCCCTCGAGCTTCACGCCGGACGGGTAGAGATCTTCACAAGCGAGAATGATTTGGACGTTCGCACTGGTTACGTCAAAGTAATCGGCCATTTTTCGGCTCCAAGAAAAAGGGCTCCCGCGCGGGAAGCCCTTTCGTTACAGGATGGATTAGATGATGCTGATAATTTCTGCAGAGATTTTTTGGACGCTGCCCGCGTAGCAATACAGAATTGACACGATGGGCGAGCCGCGTTCCGCGCGAACGTTGGCGGCGGGCATCTCGATGTTGTACCAGTAGCCCTTCGTGAAGAGCGCACCGGTGATGTCCTGACCGACTTCCTGCATGATCTGCGCACGCTGAGACTCGGAGAGATCGAGACCCGGGTCGATGACGCCATTACGCAGGCAGAGGCTGATCGGATCCTGAAGCCAGGCGGAGATGTATGCGCGACCCATGTCGTTATACGGAGCGCGGTTGACCAACTTGAAGCCGTCCATGCAGGAGCGCTGAATAGCGTTGCGCAGGTAGATCGAGCCGTAGAGCACGTCGATGAAGCCGTAGTAGTCAGAGCATAGCGCGCCCGTATTCATGAACTGGAAGGCGTCGTTACGCGTGGCGAAGTTGCCGAAGTAGGAGCAACGGATTGCCTCAAGCGCATCGGCGGCGGCTTCGTTCTGAATCGTCGGGGAGAGACCCGTGGCGGACTTGGCGAACCAGACCTTCATGCCCTGATTTCTCTGCCAGTCGATCGAAGCGCCGACAGCGAGGACGAAGGCGGCAAAGGCGGACGTACCGTAGAGGCAAATCGCGCAGTTGAATCGATCCATCATCTTGGCGGGCTTCGTCTCGGCCTGCGTGAGCATGTCGATGCAGCGGACATCCGTCGTCCAATCGACGTACACGTAGTCGTCATCAATGTCCGCCCATGCGGCAAAGCCTTCGGCCTGTTCGAGCGTAGCTTCCCAAAGCGTGGTGAAGCCGACCCAGTTGCGCGTGACGGAGCAGACGTTCTCAAGCGCGGCGGCGGGAGTCTGAATGTCCGCGCCCGGGGAAACCACAGCACCGAGGGAAACCGTGAGGCCGAGCGCATCGCTCAGCCCCGTGCCCTTGACTCCGGAGGCGACGAGGGATTCGCCGACGATGGCCGTGCCCACGGCGGCAACGCCGACCAGGTTCAGGGAGGCATCCGCGCCCGTCTTCTCGGTCGTGAAGGTGAACTTCTGGGAGTTGGCGTCATAAGCGCCCGTCACACCGGCAATACCTTCGGCAACCTTGGCGGCAACCTCGGAAAGAGAGGTGCAAGCGGAAAGGTCGATGTTCTCGGCGGTGACTTCCTCGCCGTTGACCTCGAGCGTAAGCGTGCCGTCCGTGATGGCCTTGAAGGTGGCGAGCTTCGTCGTGACCGTGCCGCCGCGCACCCAAGCGGGAGCGGCTTCGGAGATGAAGCGGCCGATCACGATGGCGTTGACGGCCTTCTGCTGATTGGTGACGCCCGTGAAGTACTGCTGAGCAAAGACGGTTTCCTCGGCCTCGCTGCCGAAGAAGTCGGCAACGGCGGCGGCGGAGGAGAACTCGACGGCGGGAACGTCGGAGGGGATAAGGGCCGACTTCGTGAGGAGCAGGCCGTTGGTTTCGAGGTCGGAGCTACCGCCAGAGATGACGCGCGGCGTGACCTTCACAATGTGAGATGCAGGAATCATTGCTTTTCCTTCGGTTTGAATTTCACGTCAACATTGGCAAGGTCTACCTCGACGAAGCGGAACCCGTCTTGGTCTATCTTCAATGTGCGCTTGAATCCGAGGTGGAACGTGACCGCCCATCTCGGGACGTACCGCCCCGAGTCCGTCGGAGCAGTGAGATTCTGAAGGCCGTCGACGTACTGGAGGTCGAGGCCGTAGGCGCGGAAGTGATCCGCACCGTAAGTTGACCGACCCGCAAGCTCGTATGCCTGCGCTCGATCGCGGGCAGCGAAGCGGTCTGCGCTGTAGCAGTCCACTTGAACCACCAGGTCGACATACTCATGAAGTAGAGAGGTATCAGAGACTGCGTCATGAGTTTCGATCGTCGATCCGCGCCGCGTCATGCTGATCGGCGTGAATACTGTGAAATCGTTGTCCTCAGGCAGACCGAGGTCGTTGGCGAAGCCGTTGATGAGATGCCGCGCATCGTCGTTCGCATACGGCGGGACGGCGAACTTCCTGAGGTAGCTTCGGAAGGCTTCGGTGATCTGCTCCTGCTTTACAGCGGCAAGCGGCATAGCCCCTCCTCAGTCTCGTAGTAGATGTCCACAGGGGTCGTCTGTTGCTGGCACTGCAGGCTGACCCACCCGCTACGGGTGAAGTCCTCGATTACGGCGTTGACAAGCCATACACGCCCGTCATCGCCTCTCAGGTAGTCGCCAGTGCGACCGAGCGGACGGTTGACCGACCAGGCTCCCGTGTCTGCGAAAACCCAGATCTTGCGAAGCGTTGCACCCTGCGTGATTGCGTCGACCTGCTGTACCACGTCGGGGCCGAGCGACTGGATCTGCATCGTCAGCTCCCCGCATTCCTCGAAGAGCTGAACGGCGTCCCCTCGCTCACCGTCGACGTAGCGACCCGTGGAGCGGTAGAGCGTGGCGGCCTGATCAGAGTGCAGGTGGTGAATCGCCTTTCGCACGATTTTGTGAAGATTGACTGACATCCATCACCCCTTGATTTCGTAGCCGACAGAGTGGAGCATCGTTCCGACCTTGACAAGCGCCTTGTCGCGCCCAGAGCCAGAGTCGGCAGTGCGGTTGCGTCCCTTGCGTTCGTCCTTCACGTCGTAGAGCAACGTCATGAAGAGCGAGCGGTCGGGGAACTTCGTACTGCGCGAGCCGTTGTTTCGGATCGTCTCCTGAATGTCGACCTGTGCCTGCCGCGCCATGATCTCTAGCGCGGCTCTGGCGTCCTTGACGCCCTTGGCCTTGAGTCCGGCGGCAAGGATCTTCTTCCAGTTGCCGACCTCATCGGCGAAGGTTGCACGCATGAACGGACGCGGCGGGGAGCTGAGAGGCGTCCCCGGCTTGAGCATGATCCCGAAGTTACGCAGGAAATACCCCGTCTGTTTCTTCGTCGTGCGTTGAACCCAGCCGTACTCGTTGTACGTTGCGTAGGTCGCAACCTCCGGGTCTGTGATGCCGATCTCCGCGTAGGGTGCGCCCACCTTGCCGACTTCGGCAGCGAGCTTGCGCACGCCCGTGGCGCGATTGACCTTGATCCCCATGTTTACCCCCACGGGTGATAGGGCTTGGCATAGTAGAGCTTCGCGCCCGTGCGGTACGGCATCGTGAGTACCCAGAAGAGCGCGCCGCACTTCGTCAGGTTCCACCAGGATCCCGCCTCGGTCTTGCTCTGCAGGTTTTCGAACGACGTGGAGACACTGCCCTCGGTCGCAGAGGCGATGCGGGAGGGTTGATCCAACCCGTTCCCGTCAAGCGAGAGGAGGTGACAGAGAGCCGCCCACAGGATCGGTTGCATCTTGGCCTCGGGGTACGGGAAGTTTCCTTCACCGTCCCCGAGGAGAACCTTCACGGCCTCCCAAGATGCCGCAAGCTGTTCTGCGCTGACCGCCTCCTCGGTGAAGGCGGGGTACGCCGCGCGGAAGGCGGCGGCATCAAGTTCATAGAAGGCCATTTTGTTTCCTTACTTGGCGGTGACTTCGACGCCCATCTTCGTCGGATCGGCGGCCTCGAGGCCCGTTCGCATCTCGGCAATCTCGGACGCGGCGGCCTTGAAGCCCTTCACGTCATTCACGGGATAGATGCAGGGCATGGAGCCGTTGCGACCCGTGAAGGCGATTTCCTTGCCGTGAGCGGCGATCAGGTTTTCCCAGTCGGACTTCGGGAGCTGCACGCACAGGGCGTTGCCGGGCATAGCGAGGACGCCCGACTTCATGCCGCGCAGATTGTCGTTGATGCCGGGGAAGCGGATGGACTTCGTGCCACCCTTGCCGTCGGGGATGTCGTCAAAGCGCAGGGCAAAAGGCAGACAGCAGGCGATGGCAATCGTTTCGCCCGCAACGGTGACGGCCTTCTTTTCTTCTTCAAGGGTGGAAGTCAGAACCTCGACGCCCTCGGCGGCAGTCGCCTGTGCCTTCTTTCTCGTAGTGGTAGCCATTGAATTTTTCTCCTCGTTCGATGGCGGGGGCAAGGCCGAAGCCCGCCCCCTAGGAAGCCCGAACAGATTCGGGCATGGTGGTTAGATGCCGAGCATCGTGGCGATCAGGTGCGGGCGGCGGATCACGCAACCCCACGTACCGCCGACGGCCTTCTGCACCCAGGAGGTGGAGTAGGCTTCGACGTTACCGAAGCGCATCTTTTCAGAGTAGGCGCACTCGGCAGTGACTTCGCCGAACAGCTCGGGAACCGTCAGGTAGAGCATGGACCCCGCTTCCGTCGTGAGCTCGGGAAGGTAGAGCACCTCGAGGTTCGGGTAGTTGCTCTTGAGCAGATCAAGAGCCGTCAGACCGAAGGCGTTCGGCATCTGAAGATACGTGGCGCGGTCGGAGGCGACGGCAAGACGGAACTTGCAGGAGGCGTCGACGTTGCCGGCGTTGTTCTTGATCAGCTCGTTGATGAGCTTGGCGATGTCGTTGAAGACAATGTTCGCCATCTGGTCGGTGTTGGCGGCGGTCTTGTCAGCCCACGTGGACTTGCCGCCGACCGACACGGGGGTGACGGACTCAGGCAGGTTCGGGTCGTTGAGAGCGCCGTAGTTCTGCTTGCCGGCAACGCCGTAGAGGTAGAAGCGGTTGTGCGCACGGGCGAGGATATTGGCCGCGCCGCGCTGCTTGGCACCCGCAAACTCGAGGCGAGCCTTAGCGCCCGTGGCAAGTTCGCGTTCGCCGTACTTCAGCGTCGTCTGGAAGATGAAGTTTTCACGGGTCGGGAACTCGTAGTTCACTTCGGACGTGACGTTGTTCGTGAAGTCAGAGTACGGCGTAACGTCGCCCACGACTTCCTCAACCGGGAACTGCATGAAGCTGTCGGCCCAGTCGCCCTTCTTCGTTTCGTTGAAGAGCTTCGTGGCGTTCATCGCACCGAACAGGATCGTCGTGACCTGCGGATCGATGTACGTGACGAGGGCGGCGGGAACGCCGACGTTCTTGGCGGTGGAGAGGGCGGCGTCCTGAGCAATCTTGCCCTGCGTGACCTTGGCGTAGTCCGTGACGATGCGACCAGAGGCGTCGCGGTGGTACGGCATGACGCCAACGGCATACGGGGAGCTGATGCCGAGGCTCTTAAGATATTCGAGATTCGTGTCCATTGTTCAGTCTCCTTTTATCGGCGGGAGATGATGATGATGTCGCCCTGAGCCTTCGCGGCCGTGACGACGACCCAGCCGGTGTCGTTTTCGCTGCCGACAGTGCCGTAAGACACAGCGCCATCAGCGGGATTGCAAAGGACGGCCTGACCGACCGTAGCCTCGCCAGCGGCTTCAACGTAGAAGTCACCGCGCACGGCGATCGTGAGTTCAGCACCGTTCGGGTAGGCTTCGGAGCCGTCGACGCCGCACGGGACGGCGGCGGTGAAGGTGCGTTCGACGAGACCGACGAGGGTCGTACCCTTGGCGGAGGCGACGGGGAAGGCGACGCCCTTCTTATCGGACGTGCCTTCGAAGACGAACTTGCCGGCGGCGGCAGTGCCGTCGGAGAGGTAGTTAAGCGGCGTGTAGACCGCAGTGTGAGCGGCGACTTCCTGACCCGGAAGACCAACGCTCGGATAAAGATTCACAGTCTTCTGCATAATCTGTTTTCCTTAGAGACGAACATTGATGCCCGTTGCGAGGTCGACCGTGGCCGACTCATCGAGCTTGGAGTCCTGAGCAATGCCCTTCGCGGCGGACTTCTGACCGCTGATGAAGCCGAGGTAAACGGCTTGAGCATTCATCTTCGTGACGCCGCGCATGGGAGCGCCCATCTGCTTGAGTGCGGCGAGATAGACCGCACCTGCGGAGTCAAAAGCGGACGCGCGAACGCGACCGAGAACCTTTCGGCATTCGTCGATGGCATCGAACTTCTGCTCGAGCTTGCGAATGGCGGCATCCTGCGCAGTGGCGGGCTGCTCCTCTTCGTCGGCAGCGGCTTCAGGTTCTTCGTCCTCGGCGGGTTCTTCGTCGCACGCAGGTTCATCCTGGTCGGCGGCGCATTCCTCATCCTCTGCTTCAGGCTCTTCGTCCTCGGCCTCGCCCTTGAAGTTCATTCCGGCCTCGAAGGCCTTGAGCACTTCGGGGTTGTCGGCATCGACGCCTGCGGCCTTGGCGGCCTCGACCACGGGGTTGACTTCCTCGGCTTTTTCGGCCTCGGCTTCTTCGTCCGTGGCGGCGGTCGGGTCGACCTCCTCATCAGCGGCCTGCGGCTCGGCGGTGGCGAGCTCGTTCAGTGCCTGCAGAAGGGCGGCGGCTTCCTCGTCGGTAGCGCCGCGTTGCTTGAAGGCTTCGACGATGGCCTCGATCTTCGCGGCCTTGTCGGTGTCTTCGGTCACAGCGGTTTCGTTGTCCACAATTTCCCCCGTTTCGGTGGTTTCATGGAGGTCACGGAGGTCATCCGCGAGCCTTCCGATTTCGTCGGCGATCCGCACTTCGGTCTCTTCGACCTCGGGAGCATCGCCCGCCTTGATCGGCGTTTCTTCATTCATCGCTTTTTCTCCCAGTTCCAAAGCGTGATCCTCGACGATGCAGGAAGACCCTGCTCGTCCCTCCTCCACAAGCGCAAGGTGCTGTCCGCGAATCCTGCGCATGATGAAGTCATACGTCTGGCCGTTCCACTCGCCCGAGCGCATCTCAGGCTCGTAGTGGTACGCCAGTGAAAGCTGTCTCATGCTCCCGTCTCGGATGCGGGCGCAAGCGTCCGCGTCTTGGATGTGGAGCGAGTTGCTCAGGTACGTGCCGTCGAACTTCGCCGAATCCCCAGTCGAACCCACGCGCGTGTCCTTGGCGGGCGCGTGGGGGTAGTCGAGGTGATGATTGAGCTGAATCGGAATCCCAATCACGGAGCGCACCGTCTCGGGATCGGACAGCTCCTCGGCAGGTCGGTACCCGTAGTAGATTTTTTCGGGATCAAGTCCGAGCCTTTCAGAGTTGGGGATTTCGCGTCCGTAGTACGGCGCGACCTGAACTCTGGTGAGGTTCGACCTGTCCACGTGCATCCTGCCGTCCTCGTCGTGCCAACGAAAAGTGACGGCGGAGTCAAAAGCCAAAGTAGTCATGATCGTTAAACGTTGAAGGGCAAAACAGGGCGATAGATGCACCTGCAGAACCTGAGTTCTCCGGGGACGACGTTCGCGCCCACGTCCTTGTCGTAGAGGCCGACATCAAGATCGAACGTCTTTCCGTGCAGCGCGCGGTGCGTCTCTCGGGAGGTGTACTGACCTGGCACGTGGATCCACACGCCCTTAGTTACCCCCAGCTCCGCATCGTTCGCGCGGAGGATGCTCTGGGTGATGCGGCATGTCTGGTCAATCGCCCAGCTCGTCGCGGTGCTCTCGTCGAACCCGCCGAAAGACCTGAGCGTTTGCTTGACCTTGGAAACCGTATGCCCTTGCGCGAGGCCTTCGGTGATGACCTGTTGCAGGCGCGAGGCCTTGGACAGTGCCAGACGCTCGATGTTCCCGACCGACTCCTCCACGATCGAAGGAATTAGCCTTGCGGCGGTCGGACTGATGTGCTGTCGCACAACGGGGATCGTCCACTTGTCCTTGAAGACTTCGGGCGAGATTCCCGCAGAGATGTACGCCTGCTTCTGTGCGTTCGTCACGTCAGCGGCAATGGAACGCGCGACCCACTGCGCGAGCTTCTCGGCAGAGCGGTCGAGATACCCTGTCCACCTGACGATGTTGCGACTCACGTAGTCGTCGATGTCCGCAGCGAACGCGGCGGGATCCCGCTTCCACGCTGCCAGTACCCGCGCACGAATGCGCCTGAGCTTTTCACGGTCAGCCTTGCGCGTCGGCTTGGAGAGCGACCAGTCTTGTGCGACCAGGTCACCCGCGTCGGCAACGTGCAGGAGGATCTCGTCGGTCATCAGGTCGAGGAACTGGTTTACCAGTCGGTTGACCCTCTTGGCGTACTCTCGCCTCGTGCCTGCGTTCGGCTCAATCGCCCTCGCCGTCTTCATGCTTGCCTCCCATGAGGGCCGCGAGCAGGTCGCTAGACCCGTCATCGGTCATCAGCTCCCCTTCCTCGCCTGCGGGCATATCGTCGCCAAGGAATGCGAGGTGCGAACACTTTTCAAGGCGCATCGCCTGACGCATTTCATCGGCGGAGATGGCGTTGCGGTCCTTGAGCGCGGCAAGGGCCGTCACGCGGGCGTTGAAGTTCGCGGACTGTGCCGACTCGTTGTCCATGTCGACCTCGTTCCACTCGAACGAGATCGAGGGGTCGATCTTGCCCCAGAGCTTCAGCTGAAGCGCGTCAAGGCACGTCTGAATGGCGCGTCGGTAGAGTTCCTGCTGACTGCGGATGTGGTCGTTGTAGTTGCGCAGGTCGGACTCGCCCGTAGCGTTGAAGCCTGCGGGCGAGATGCCGAAGAGCTTCACGGCGGGCGTGCGGTTGACTGCCGCGATCATCTCCTGCGCCTGCTTCACGATGTCGGAGACGCCGCTGATGGCGGTCGTGATGTTCTCGACCTTGTCCGTGTCCGTGTTCGCGAGGAACACTGAGTTGTTGTCACGGTAGTGCTGTAGCACCTCCATGACCGCGTCGAGTTCCTGAATGCCACCCATCGTCGACATACGTTCCTGCGAGTTCGTGTAGTACACGAGGAGGCTCATCTTCTTGATGAGATCCTGCGCATACACGCGGCATTCGTTCCAATGCAAGATGTAGTCCCAGAGGATCTGGGCTTGCGGGATGCCGAGGAAGTTGTACGCGGGCTTGAAGAGCACCGGGGGTTCGTTCGCGTAAAGCGGCAGCAGGCGCGAGGCGTGAACCGTGCGCCCGAGGACGAACCACTTGCGCGGCGTCATGTAGTCCTCGCGGAGCGGGTCGATGCTGTTGTACTCGCCCGGGGAGACGTTCACGGGGTCGACCACGACGAATCGCAGGTCGCAATCCTTGCCGACCTCGGCAGACTCGGAGATAAGGCGGAGCGGGAGCGCCAAGTCCACGTCTTCGCCTTCGGAGGTCTGCGCGCCCGTGTCGATGAAGATGAACGCGCCGCCCATGAAGCCGACTTTGGCAATGGCCTGATTGAACAGCTCCTGCAGTCGGTAGCGTCGCTGCTCGGTCTCAAGCTGTTCGAGCATCTCGGCAGGCGTGTCCTCTCCACCCGTGATCTTGATCCATTCGCGGGTTACGTCGTCCGCCACGGTCTTGATGCAGTTTCGCACCATGCCGTTCTGGGCGATCTGTTGAAGCGCCCCGTATCCGACAAAGCCCGTCATCGGGAACTGCCCCATAGCCGCCGCGTGATCGGCGAGCGAGCCGCACATGGAATCGAATCCCACGGTACGGGTCAGCTGTCGGTCGAGCGCAACTCGTTCGGACTGCTTGCATCCGAGAGTCTGCGGGAGCGCGTAGGTGCGCTTGATGTCCGCAGTGGTGAGGGGGCGCTTCATCGCATGAGCGAGCGCATCCTCGACCAGGATCCGTCGCGGCGCAGCCTGCGGCGGTTCGGCCTTGATCTTCTTAGCCATAACTTTCCTCTAGAAAGGCCAGTAGATGGCCAGTAAGTGGCAGGTGGTTGGTAGGTAGCAGGTACGTAGCCAGTAGGTGGCCAGTACCGCCGCCTCATTGCCTCCTGCGGAAAACCTCGTTATCAGAACGGCCAGTGATTCGCCATGAACTCTAGGCCGTAAACCGTCAGCATCCCGAAAAGGACGCAGGCGGAGGCTGTGAGCAAAACGCGAATGATCTTCCAGTCGGCAGGGACGCAGCTTAGAGGTGAAGTCAACATCTGAGAAAGCCCCTTCATCGCGTAGAACGCGCCAAAAGCCTGTAAAATATCCTTCATGGATCAGCCTTGTGTATGAAGGTTGAAACAAGAAAGCCGCTCGGTGTTGGTAGCACCTGCGGCTTTCGTTTTATGTACCTAACCCCTGCGGAGGTAGGCGAGGTTAGACGCGTGAATCTTCGGACGCGCGTTCTTCGTCAGGTCAGAAAGCGCTTGAGTCATTGAGTCGACCATATCGTCGTGAGCGCTTGCCGGGAACGCCAAAAGCTCGGGGATGAACTCAAGGTCGACCCACGTGGCCGTGGCCGGCGGGAGGAAGACGTTCTTCGCCTCCCAGAGGGTCGACACGGCGTAGGCGCGTGCTTCCTTGGATTCCTTCGGCGTGATCGGGACGATGCCCGTCACATGCTTCTTCAACGTGGAAATAACCGCAGAGCCGTTCGCCTTGTCTTCGACTAGCTTGCGCGTGGCCTCTGGGTGCTTCTCGGAAAGCCGCTCGAACATCTCGACCGTCTTCACGAAGTCCCATTGCCCGCGAACCTGGTCGAGCAGGTAGAAGTTGCCGTCACGCGCACCCCAGACCTGACCCACAACGTAGTCGCTTCGGTCCGTGCCCTTGAAGGTCATGTCCCAAGAGCAGAGCACGCGATCAAAGTGCGTCGGGAGCATCTCGGGCGTCCAACGTTGGATCCACTCGGCCTTGAACAGGCCGCCGCCGCGCGGGACGGGACGCTGTTGGAACTGACCCGCCGTAGCGTAGCCGCCCATCGTCTTTTCCATCTCGTCCACCTGCGAGGCTGTGAAGCGCTCTGGGAAGAGCAGCTCCCCTTCCTTCTTTCGAGGGTCGGTGAAGCCGATGCAGGTTTTACACCTGCGGTTTTCCTCAAAGCGCATCGGGAGCATCAGGTGCTCATAGCCGAGTTCCTTGGCGAGGATCACGCCCGACGTATCGCGTTCATGCAAGCGCTGCATGATCACGATGATCGCCGAATCGCTGTTGTTCACTCGTGACGGGACGGCTTCTAGGAAGGTTGTCTCAGCGGAGAGCAACGCGGCCTGTGAAAACGCATCGTCGACAGACAGCGGGTCGTCGATGATGATGCGATCGCCTCGAGAGCCAGTAAGGCTTCGGAAAGCCATTGACTCACGAAAGCCAGTAGCCGTGTTCTCGAACTTCTTCTTTGCGTTCTGGTCGCCACACAGCTCAACGCCCCATCGCTCCTGATACCAGTCAGAGGAGATCAGGCGTCGGCACTTGAGGTTGTCTCGGATAGCGAGGTCTTCCTTATGCGCCGTCGTCAGATAGCGCATTGAAGGCTGTCCGCCTGCGCCCCATTCCCAAGCCGGAAAGAAAACGCCCGTCAAGAGCGATTTCATCATGCCCGGCGGAACATTCATCAAAAGGCGCTTGATCTGACCGTTGTGCACGGCCTCGAGGTGCTCGCACATCGCGTCGAGCGCCCAGCCCCACTTGATCGGAGTTGCAGGCTCGAGCACGTGCCACGCCATCTTGCAGAACTCGGACAGGCTGCGCCGCGCAATCTCCTGATCAAGTTCGATCAGTGTCGGCAGTCGAGTTGCCATAAAGCATTTCCTTTACCGCCTTAAGTTTGTCCAAATCAACGCCGGAGAGGTCGGGCGTGGCGTCAACCTTGATTGCGCCGCCGTTCGCGCCCGACAATTCGTTGCGCGAGGTTTCCTTCCAGCCGCAACGGGCTTTCATGTAAAAGATGATGGAGGCCGTGTCGCCCCCTCGAATCTTTTCCATGAGCTTGCCGCCGACGAAAACGTTAGCCTTGGCCTTGCCTCTTTTTATCGCTTCCGCAAAATCCGCATATTCCTGTTTTCGGCGAGTCAGGGTGTCTTGGGAAATCCCAAGAGCAAAAGCGATTTCCTCCTCGCTGTCGCAGACTTGAGCGTATTCCTCAACCTTTCTCAAGTCGATTGGAATTTTTGTTCTAGCCATATGAATACTCTCGGAAGGTACGGGGCAGTTCCGATGTTCGCCGAGTTAAGACAATCCTTCAAACAGGGTTGAAAAACTCTCGGTTACTGGGTCACCCCTCCGAGAGTTTTCAAATCAGCGAGTTGTAGGTTTTGCCGTCATCGCGAACGGCTTCAAGCCCCGTCATTTCCTGCCACCGCTTGATGATCACATCAACGTAAACGGGGTCGAGTTCCATCAGGTAAGCGACGCGACCAGTTTCTTCAGCTGCGACCAATGTCGTCCCAGAGCCTCCAAAACTGTCAAAGACCACGTCTCCCTTCTTGGACGAGTTCTCCATGAGGTAGCGGAACAGCTCGACAGGCTTCATCGTCGGATGATCGCCGTTTCTCATCGGGCGATCGCAGTCGATAACCGTCGTCTGGCTTCTGTCTGAGTACCACTCATGACTCGCGCCGTCTTTCCACCCATAAAGGCAGGGTTCGTGTTTCCACTGGTAGTCCTGGCGACCAAGAACAAAGGCGTTCTTGTTCCAGATCAGGCACTCGCGCACCTTCCAGCCAACGTCTCGGCAAGCGCCACGGAAGTTGTATCCCTCCGAGTCGGCGTGCCAGATGTAGAAAACGCCGCCCGGCTCAAGGACGGTGTCCGCCATTGAAAACGCATCAACGAGGAACTGCCTAAAGGCCCCATCCTCCATCGAATCGTTTTCAATCGTAAGAGCGTCTTTCGTCTTGCCTTCGTAGGCTACGTTGTAGGGAGGGTCCGTCAGGTAGAGGTTTACCCTACCCCCCCCACAAGCTTAGAAATATCTGTGGCAGAGCATGAATCACCGCACATTACTCGGTGAACACCAAGCGTCCAAACGTCGCCGCGTTTCGATACAGGGTCTGGCTTAGGCTCAGGAATATCAGGCTCGTCGGAATCGTCAGAATCGTCAACGGTCAATAAGTCGTCAAGCTCTTCCGAAGAAAAGCCTATGTCGTCAAGTTCCACGCCTTCCAGTTTCAGCTCTTCGAGTTCGACCTTTAGCAGTTCGTCGTCCCAGCCCGCGTCTAATGCGAGCTTGTTGTCAGCGAGAATGTAGGCGCGTTTCTGTGTTTTGCTCAGTCCCGCCAATTCGATCACGGGGACTTCGCTCATGCCGAGCTTTCGTGCTGCCGCTAGGCGGCCATGTCCCGCGAGAATGCCGTTTGTGCCGTCAACAAGAATTGGGTTAGTCCAGCCAAATTCTTGGATCGATCCCGCAATGCGAGAAACTTGCTCATCGCTATGCGTTCGAGCGTTTCGGGCGTAGGGTATGAGGTCTGCGACCTTTCGGTATTCCACCTTGAGCCGCGTGGACGGCGTAATTTCGTTGCCCATCTCGACCTCCTCAAGTCGTTTGCTGGACGAAAAAAACTCCCGTAGTTTCCTACGAGAGTTCGTGTGTTCTTTGTTTTTGGCGTTTACTTGGGAAACGTCAAGCCCAAGGCTTTCAGTCGTTCTTGCGTTTTGGGGCTTGTTGTCAAATCCTTGAGATTTGGCATAACTCGCTTTAAACAATCACTCGTTGCATCAGGCTTGGCGACGGCGGCGGCCTCCTCGGGCGTCAGCGCACCAGCGACCCCGACAGAAACAGCTATCAGTTTGCTTAACCATTCCTCTTTTGGTGCGCGACCTTTTTCAAGCTCTTCCAGACACGCTGTTGCGCCGTCTTGGAATTTTTTCACCATGTAAGGGACGGTCTGGCACTCGCTAAATCGAACGTTTCCGACCGAAAGACCGTCTACATTGCACAGAAGCGCAATTCTCTGCCCCCTGTCGAAATCGGCAATGTAATCGGATTGCTCTTCCTGTTTTGCGAATGTCGCGGTAGGCGTCACAACCCTTTGCGGACTTGAGAAAACAACCATTGCGGTATTGAAGCTGTTAACGCGAACCTCATCAATTCGCCCCTCAATCAAAACCTGTTTGCCCTTGTACTTTTTGTTTGCACGAAGTTCGTTACTCTGAAACTCGCGCTCAATTACGTCGACGTCTTGGTAGATTGGGTTTGTACCTCCGGCGGCTATTGCAAACGTTGCCGCCTGGTCCACGTTGTACGCGCCATTGATGTCGTCTCGCACAAGGGTGTTAAAAACGTCCTTTTCGGTTTGCGTCAATCCCGCGAATGCCGAGGCGCAAAACAAACTGGCCACAAAAGCCGTAACGGTTTTTCTCATTTTGGTTTAATCCTATGAAAGACTCATAACGAATGTTTTTGAGTCCTTCAAGGATCGCACCTCGCGCCCGTTTCTCGCATTGGCGTTTCCACCAATTGACGAGTTGCTTGTGTTACTGGTTCTGCTGAACGGGCTTGCCGTCAGAACCGACGGGAACGTAAATGACCTGCGGTTGCTGAGGAGCCTGTGCCGGCTGTTTCGGTTCGTCGTCCTTCGTCATCACGTCGTAGATGGCATTGCCAGCCATCGAGCCTGCGGCGGCACCCATGACAGTCGACCAGAAGCCGCCACCCGAAGAGGTGGTGTTTTGATGAACGGTCTGGTTCACGACGGTAGTGTTTTTCTTCACGACAGTCGTGCGATTCGGGACTGATCTGGCAGCAGACGGGCGCGAGAAAGAGCGTCCGCCGAAACCGCGACCACCACGAGCATCTGCGGCGGTAGAGATGAAGAATGCAGCCACAACAGCCGCCAAGAGAATCTTTTTCATGCGTTCAACGTGATTAAGGCGGCAATCCCTGTCGAAAGCAAAGAATGTGGTGGGCAAAGGGGTCACGCGATCGGAAACATGCGAAACGATCACGTCATGTCGAGACCGCTCCACCCGCAAAAGGGGTATAAAAAAAGCTCGAACCTTTCGATCCGAGCTTTATTTTCGCTAGATACGACTCTGTCTCCCGACAGGGATTAAAGCCGCACACGACTCGCCTCCGACTGAGGCCAAAAATACTTCATTACACATTATACGACTCTTTTCTCGCGGATGCAATCGAAGATTCGTTTTAGTTCGCAAACTGCGGCGTAGTGGTGGAAGCGGAAGGTATTGCGCCCGAGGTGCAGGCGCTGTTCGATGTCCTCGGGTTCGAGATGCTCGACGTAGCGTGCTCGGATGACGGCCTTGGCGATCATCGGGAGCTCGGAGGACGCGAAGGCGGCATCGAGGTCGTCGGCGACCTGTTCATTGGCTCGAAGTTCCTCGGCGCTCGGGGTGATGCGCGGTTGGCGCTTCTCGGCGAAGGGGTTAGCCTCCTCTTCTGCGTCCGGGGATCCCTGCGCGAGGCGCATCATCTGCATGATGACGAACGTCGGGGACTTGACCGTAGGGATGCGGCCCTTGCGGCGCAGCCTCGCCCAGAGGCGCAGCAGACGGAAGAATTCTTTTTCGATGATTACCATAGGTTGCTCGGCTCAAAGGTTTCATACTCCCACCCGCCGCCGTCTTTCTTGCGGCGCGGGTAGACCACGATCAGGGTCGCCCACTGGTTGAGCTGTGCGCACATCTTGCACTTCGCCTTGGCGTCGTCTCGGAAGATGGCGCGGCTTCCCTTGACCTCATGGAATTCGATCGAGCCGTCTGGCTTGAGCACGAAGAAGTCGGGCGTGTATCGGAGGTCTTGCGCGAGCTTGAGGGTAATCGCTTCGAAGCGGAAGTCAAGGACTTCGCCTGCGGCCTTGAGTGCGCGGAGGTGGTCGCGGTACGCGGTCTCGGTCTTGTTCATCTGCCCGGGCTTGAGTCGACCCAGTGCGAGCAATGTGTTCGCTCTCATCCCCTGATGCCTCGCTTGCTGAAGATGCGGAAGGCCTCGTAGCTGTCACGCCCGAAGCCGTTGAAGAACAGCGGGAACTTCTTCCCGTTGCGCGGGTTGGTTTCGTCGTATGTCCACGCCTCGAGGTTCGAGGACGGGATGGCGACCTTGTAGAGCGGGATGTAGCACAAGGACTCGTTGGCGAGGTAGCCGTAGAAGTCGATGCCGTGGCGGATCTTCATGCGGCCCGTGTCGGTGAGGGCCTCGCACTCGCGGAAGTGGAGTCGGCAGCGGCGACCGACCTCGGGGAGGTTCGGGCGGGACTTCTTCGGGTTGATGACGGTATGCCAAGCGTCGGCAATCCTGGTCGTCGGAATCATCGGTTTTGCTCCTGTTGGTCTTTTCTTGCTTTGAGAATCCCCACCGCCTTGATGCGGAGGTCTATTCGCTCCTGTGGCGCTCGTTCGTAGAACGCGCACGGGGGGCGTAGTTCGGTAATGGCCTGAAGGACGTTCCACCGCCCTCCCTTGTGCCCGACCGCGTCGCAGTAGCCCTTTTCCTCTGCGAAGAGCCACCGGGGGGTGCGGTCGGATCCCGCGAGGTAGGCGCAGTCGATGCATCGGATGGTGTTGATGAATCGGTCGCCGAAGAGCGGACGCGGTTCCTTCGGGCCGGTCGGCTCTTCCTCTTTCGGTCGTTTCCACCTCATCGGTCCGCCTCGAAGAAGTTGAGGAGGAGGACGAAGGGCAGTGCGACGATGGCAGCGATGGCGGCGACGGCGATCACCACTGGGCAGGCAGCGAGGAGGAAGAACAGCGCCACGACGTTCACGATGACGAAGAACGGAGCGAGGAGTGCGGAGAACAGGTCTTTCATGGTTCGTAGTTGTGGGTTACTGGGGGTTGTAGCCGCCGTTTTGCAGGATGTGCGCCACGGCGTCACGGTGGAGAAGGCGCGCGTCGGCAAAGGTTGGGAGCTTCCATGACGCGACGGGTCGACCGAAGCGCACGCAGGAGACGGGGGCGAACCACCGCCCGGGCTTGATCGACGTGGTGACTTCGCCCTCGAAGTCGGTGCTGTGAACCTCCCAGAAGTCCCCTCCCTCGACCACGATGGCGGTCTTGAGTTCGTCGGCGGCGTCCGTGGTGCTGACGATGAAAGCTGTGCTCATGGGTTGAATGCTCCTCGTTGGATGGAACCTACGGCGGCGTCATGGACGGCCATGCCGTGAGCTGTATCCCTGCTGTAGCGGACTGCTATGGTGCGCTCGCGCTCGAGCTCGGCGGTGTACCAACGCAGGCCCTCGCGGTCATCGTCGGGACAGGGCTTCGGGAGCAGGCGGTAGGTGACTTTGGTGACGTACTGGCCGCGTCGACCCGAGAAGTCGGGGCGGGAATGCACGCAGAATTCGCGACGGCGGTCGAGACTGAGGAGCCAGGTCGTCTTGCCTCGGCGTTCCTTGATCTCGCGCACGATCTCCGCTCCCGTGGTTTCATCGGACATGGGGCGCACCTCTCTGCACGGCCTGCTCGACGAGTGACTCATGGTGGGTGAAGGCAAGGGAGCGCTCCGCGAACTTGTAGGCGCGGCAGTACTCGAACGTTGCCTGCGTGAGGTCGGTCGGGTCGTCGCCCAGACGGCCCTCGGCGTAGGTCGTGAGGTAGGCGGTCGAGCCGAAGAGAGGCATCGTGGTGATGCGGATCACCTTGCGTCCGAGGAACGTGTGCAGCGTGGTCGTGAGCGACATCGTGTGATGCGACTTGGAGACGACGCGGGCTTTGGTGTCGGGTTCACTCATTGCTTTCCTCCTTCTCCGGCAAGAGGCGGCACTTGCCGCATCGCTTTTTCAGTTCCCGGTTCCCGATGAAGAAGCCGAGGATGAAAATGACGAGCATGGCCAAAATGAGCTCGTCGAACTGTTGCGTGGTCATTCGTGACACTCCTCGAAGTCCTCGTTCGTGAATTCCACGTCGAAGGCGTGGGCACTGGCCGAGTCGGTCTCGGGCACGGTAAGCGTGAAGCGGAAGCGCCCCTTGGCGTCCGAGCAGTAGCTCGAGCGGTAGTTGGCGATGTCAAGCGCACGGAAGACGGTGTACGCCCAGACCTCCTCGCGGACGTTGTGCTTGAGGAAGTCGTAGACAGAGGCGCAGGTTTTGAGGCGAAGCCCTTTCATTTCGCGTCCTCCTCGTCGGCGAGGTCGTCGTAGTGGACGGCGAAGGAGAACGCGGCCCCACTGATTGAGTGTTCGGCGGGAATGGTCACGGTCACGGAAAGGCGCAGACGGGGTTCGATTGTCTCGTAACGGTCGACGACGTACTGCTCGACCTCGCGGATGATCTGCTCGCAGGTTTCTGCGTCCAGTGCGTTGATTTCGATCAGGCGACGCAGCGGAGATTCGGGCGGGAGGTATTTCATGGGCTTGCTCCTCAGAAAAGTTTGGTCGGGTCGTTGGTTCGGTTGGCGGAGACGCGGCGGTCGCGTCCCGTCTTGAAGGTGAGTGCGTAGCCGGCATTGCGGACGCGGCTCATGATTCGCTCGGTGAGCAGTTCCTCGAGTTCGGCCTTGTCAAGGTTGGTGATGAAGATGGTCGGGCGACCGTTCTTGATCCTGCCGTCGATGATCTGGTACAGCACCTTGAGTTCGTCGTGGTTGCCCTTCTGCACGCCGACCTCGTCGAGGACAAGGCAGGAGACCATGCAGAGCTTCGCCATTGCGGCAATGCGGTCGACCTGCGCGTAGCGGTTCGTCATGACCTCGAGCAGGGAAGGGACGGTTACGTAGAACCCAGGGATGCCCTGCGCATCCAGTTCGTGCAGGATCGCGTAGGCGAGATGGCTCTTGCCGGTCCCAGGATTGCCGATGAAGATGAGGCCCTTGGCGTTGATTTCCCGCCACCCTTCCTGTTGCGCGTCGTGGGCGGTATCGCGTTCGGTCTCGCGGATGCTGAAGCGCTTGGCGAAGCGGGTCGCGACCATCAGGTTCTTTTCCTCCTCGGGGTTTTCGGGGTGATAGGTCTCGAGCGTCTTTCCCTCGAAGTCGGAGGGTCTTCCGAGGCCGAGCATCTTTCGCAGTTCGGCACAGCGTTCGCGTTCGCGGGTGGATGCCTCCTCGATGCGTGCCTGCTTCTCGAGCTCGAGCTTGCGGCACTTAGGGCAGTAGGGAACTTTCCACGTCCCATCCTTGAGTTGATAGGTCGTGTAGGTCATCTTTCCGTGAACAGGGCAGTCAAATTCAACGTCACGGCTTGCCGGAAGCATCGAAGCTGCGGCACTTGCCAACACAGCGTCGAGCTGTTGTGTCTGTGCCGATCGAGCGGCGATCTGGCGGGCTTCAGTAGCAGTCATGGTTTATCTCTCAAACGGGATCATCAGGGTCGTACACGCGGTCGCACTGGCGCTTCTCGCGGAAACCGCCATAGGCGGGTCGGTAGGACGGTGCGCGTTTCCTCGCATACTCTTCGGCGTTGGTTGCCCACGTTCTCCAAGCGGCGTACCAGTCGCAGTAGCGGTTGTCCTTGGAAAGGTGGAAGTCCACGAACTTCGTGAACTCGGCCTGCGCGTCTATGCTCGGGTGCTTCTGCTTCGCGTACTCGAGGTAGGCGGGCGGGATTGCGTCCCCAGAGGAGAACGGGCAGCTCGTCTTCGGCTTCGCCCTCGACCGCTTCGGTTTCGGGTCGGTCGGAATCGTGAGCAGGAGCGCTTGCGCGGGGAAACTACTTCCTTGTTCTATTTCCTTGTTCTTTTCCTTGTTCTTATTCCTTGTTACTGTCCCAAAAACGGTACTTTCATAAGTCCCAATTTCGGGACTATCGTCAGTCCCGTTTTCGGTACTTTCTAAAGTCCCAATTTCGGTACTTTGGGGAGGTAAAGTCCCGTTTTCGGTACTTTCCAAAGTCCCGGTTTTGGTACTTTTATTCTTGGACTCCCAGTCGGCGGGCTTGAACGAAGGAAAGCCGTAGTAGACGATTTGCTTACCGTTCACGAACGAACGGCGCTTCGTGATGAAGCCCTTTTCCTCGAGGTGCTTCGTGGCGGCAATCACCGTCTTGCGGTTCAGTTCCGTAGCCTCCTGAAGTGCTTCGATACTGGGGTAGCACTTGCCGGTTTCTCGGTTGAGTGCGTTTGCCAGTTCAATCAGCACAAACTTCGCAGAAGCACTGCCAACCTTCTGGCTACGCGCCCACCTTTCCGCGTCATAGCTCATGACGGCCTCACTCGATCGACTTGCCGGCGGCCTTTGAAACCTTAGCCAGATAGTCTTCAGGTCGGTCGTACAGGTCGGGGCGGATCTCCCAAGGCGGGATGCCAGTGGCGAACGACACCTGCCAGACGCGCCCTTCAGGGATCTGGTTGCGTCGACGCCATCCAGAGAAGATCTGAGGCGTCACCTTCGGGAATCCTGGCACGTCGCTCAATCGACGGCACAGCTCCGCAAGCGACCCTGCACGATCCACGGCAACCGTAAACGTATCCATTACACTCTCCATTATGTTTGTATACGTGGAGTATAGCGCATCTCCAAGAACCAATGTACGATACGTGAATGTCGCGTACACTGTGCGAAACACAAAGGAGCTCAATATGTCAATCACCTCACTTATGGATCGAGTCCGCTTGATCTTGCAAGAGCGGGACATCTCACAGGCAGCCTTTGCAAGGCAGATCGAAGTAAGTCCGCAGGCGGTGTCTGCGTGGTTCAGTGGACGAAACCGCCCCGGAGTTGAAGAAGTCGCCCGAATGTGCCAAGTACTTCGAGTCTCCCCGTCATGGCTTATTACTGGCTCTGAAGACTCTACGATGCACCAGTCGATTGTCTGCGAGAACACCGTGTGCATTCCGCTACTAAATGTGCGAGCCTCCTGCGGCATCAATGAATCGCTTAACCCGAATGCGGCGGTCGTAGAGGTCATGCAGGTCAATAGGTCCTGGATCACAAGGAATTGCGGGGACGTAAACCCAAATTGCCTGAACCTCATCATCGTCAACGGCGATAGCATGGAGCCAACGCTGCAGGACGGCGACTTCGTCATCATCGACAGAAGCGTAGAAAGCTTCTACACGGACTCGATGTTCGCCTTCTCGCTTGATGACAGCCTCTATGTGAAGCGCGTCCAGCGTATTGGTCGCAAGTTCCACATCATCAGCGACAACCCGATGTACAAAGCCTACACACTTGAACCCGAAGATCTCGAGCATGGGTTCGCAGTCCGAGGTCGCGTTGTGACGACTTGCAACATCCGCAAGGCATAACAAGCTCCCCCACATACAAACTCACAAAGCCCCACCTCGGGGCTTTTTTTGTACCTCCCGTACACAACCAAGGGTTATCCCTATAAACGAACCATGTGCAACGCGTACACTCATCGTATATACTTCACGTATACGAAGACAACGGACCGTTTATCGGCCCTTTCTTCGAATCTCGGTGCGCTCACGTAGCGCGTCGGGGACCGCCCGCCAAACGGGTGCGATCCTGGACAGAAGGGTCTGTAGGGAGCGCATCACGCGACGGAACGGTAGTCGCAAAGGTCGCGCATGAAAAGTACGCAGGACGGCTGGAGGGCATCTTCCAGTGCGGTTGGGATGGGGACCACCTGAAAGCGACGGATGCTCGCCCCACGAGCTAGATCAGGATCAGCCGAAACGAAGCAGAGTGCGATGCACCGAGCGGCCTGAGCGCAGACGATGCGCAGCCGCGACCAGATCGAAAGCCGATTCAAGCGCCTTCTCGCATGTGTTCAAGCGTAGGGGACTGGCGAGAGGACGCTTGGATGGGCTTTTATAGGAGAACCAAATGGACAAACGCATCCAGCTTCAAAACGACGACATCAAACGTCTCGAAAGGCGCTATTTCGAAGAAGGTCACGCGAGGGCTTTGATTTACAGCATCGACGACATCGCCGACCTAATTTTTGCAAACCGCGCCTTGCGATGCGACATCCACACCATGCGCTCACTCATTCGCCAGTTCAGCGAAGAAGCAAACGCATGGCTAGATCAGGTTTGCGAGATGAGCGGTACGCCTTTAGACGAACCGCAAAGCGACGGCTTCAGTCGTTGGTCTCGCTATCATCGAGGATCTTCTCCCCAGCCTTGATGTCATCGGTCTTCACAAACTCAGCGAAGGCTTGAGACGCGTCACATTGGATTATCCAAGCTGCACACGCATTTTGGTACATGTTCCTAATGCACTTCTCAGGGCCGTCCGAAACGTCGATCGGGAATAGTTTCACTTGCCCACTTTGCATCATTTCATAGAAAAGATTCCGAACAAATGACATAGCGACCTCATCGCTTTTCATAAATCACCTCCTGGTGTGGTTAAAGGAATGCCGAACTTGTGTGCCCGACAGACCAATGATCCCACCAGGAGGTGGCCGCTTCAAGCGCCCTTGCCTCTTTTTTCAACGAATACCGAGTCGACGACTGGTGAGGGCGCTTGAATGGGCTTTCACAAGAAAGGACGGCCGCGCGGTTTACATCCGCACCTACAGCGGGTAAGATGAGGCTACCTTATACGACGAGCCCCGATTTCAGGGATGGAACATCATGACTAAGTTAAACACATCGCTCATGACGAATTTCATGAAGGGCGTGTGCGATGGGTTGGCAGCTCCTTTTGTAGCCTTGAACCCGCCTCGTGTGCGAACGAAAATTGATCGTCGCCTGTTCGAGACGTCTTACCGCTCACCGGCAGAAGACATGATCAACATTAAAAGAGACTTCGATAAAGCTGTAGCCTATGCAAGAAAAGAGCTCGACGCAGCCAGAACGGATTACCGACAGTAAAGCCAATGTGCCGGACGTCCAGACAGAGGCTCAAACTCAGCTAATCGCGGCAAAATCCGAAACCTTTGAGGGACCTTTGCCTCACCCGGACATTTTGGCGCGGTACGAGAATATTCTCCCTGGCATCGCAGACAGAATCGTCAGAATGGCCGAGGCCGAACAAAATGCTCGACACTCTGCCATCGATCAGGATGCCAAAAACAAATCCACTCTTGTTGACATAGCAGCGAAAGAAAGCGCTGGCGCTCTAGAGGCTCAGAAAAAAGGCCAGAACATCGGTCTGGCCATATCTCTTGTTTGCGTTCTATGCGCCATCGTCTGCGCACTCATGGACAAACCAACAATCGTAACGTGCGCATTCTTGGCCGTCCCAACAGCATCGCTCATCGGTTCATTTATGCCAAAACTATGGCGTAACGATGTAAAAGACGAAAGGTGATAGATAGGACATTAGACCTCACACCCTAAACACATTATTCAGCCCTCGGCAACCGCCGGGGGCTTTTTTATTGCCTGAACATCATGCAAAAAATCAAAGACTTTGAGACCTTCGCCGCCGGGTACTTCCTCGGCCTCGGCATCAAGAAGCCGACCGCCGAAGACATTTGCCGGCTCAGCCTTGATTGCAGAGCGTTCGCCGCTGCGCTCAGCTTCTACATGTTCACAGACCCCTATGTACTGTCGAAAGTGCGCACGCCTGACAAGTACGAGGCGGTCGCGAAGAACATCCGGTGCTTCATAGAGGCACTTCCTTGACGACTTCGAGGGCAAACGGCTTGACGCAGATATGAGCCGGTTCGTTCCTGTCGCACTGTGCCGCCGGCCACTTCATTGTGGCGCTCTCCTTCGGCGGCATCTGAATGCCTTTTTCATTTTCCCAACCGGAGAGAAAGCTATGTCTCTTCTCGATTTCTTCACCGGACGCAGCGCCGACGAGCTCGTCCAGTACGAGCCTACGCCCGAAGACACCATCACGTTCGGACTTCGCCTTTTCACGATCGGCGGCATCGTCGCAATCGGTCTCACGGTCATCGCATTGAGGTACTTCGCATGAGCAACGGTTTTTACTTCGGCATGGGCGGCGTCCCGTCAGTGTACGACGAGTATCCGGACGAACAGCCGATCCTTGTCGACGGGTACGTGCTCGATCTCGACACGCTTACAGCTGGAGGCGAGCTCGTCACGATCGAAGAGTTCACCGAAGCAGCCAACGACGCGGGGCTCGACAAGGACATCATGGAGGACTGCCTCGAGGAGCTTCGCGTGCTCTGGCAGGAGCGCGAGGAGGAAGTAGCATGAGCTTCTCCGATCCGGTCCGCATCATCGACCACATTCCACAGGACTTCAACATGAAGATCAAACAGAGACATCGCGGACAGCTCAAGCCCGCGCCCAAGATCAAGGCTCAGCCGGCGAAAGCCCCTGAGCCTTTTTCATGCGAGCGCCCTGGACGCGTCTGGACGCTCATCACTTTCATCGGAGCGCTGGCCGTCATCGCTGGCGCGCTCATCACTGGAGCATGGAGTAACGAATGAAGACTTTGACTGACATCGCGCGAAGCATCGCGCAGCAGGCGGAGCAGACGCCGAACGCCGACATCGACGAGCTCTGCGAGAACTACGTCACGAACAGGCAAGAAGAAGTGCTTGTTGCGTATCTCGCAAATCCCAATTCCTCTACCGATCTCATTGCAGCGATCACGAGCCTTAAGGACGCAAGCTCGGCAAGAGAGGTCACCAAGATCATCGACGCCATCAACGACGAGCTCGAAGTTGCGCTCTTCGAGGCGACAGAAATGATTTTGTATCGCGTCGACTGCCTTCTCCATCCCGAAGCCGGCTTTGAATGCCCAAAGGAGTAAGCATGACGATCACCACAACAGCGCTTGAGCCGCTCGAGCTTCCGATGCCCGAGCCAGAGGACGAGGACAAGGACGACTTCGACCCGTATCCCGAGTACGACAACCGCGACCACTTCGAGCGCGCCCAGTGGTTCGGCGAACGTGCAAAGCGTCCCGAGCCGATCTACGACAAGACTCTCGAAGACTTCTACGCGATCAACGACGACGAAATACCTTTCTGAGGACGACACATCATGACATTCACTTTCAAAAAGGCCGTTCGCAGCGCCTCAAAACTTCGCCTCGCTCTGTCAGGAACATCTGGCTCCGGCAAAACCTACGGCGCTCTTCTGCTCGCCAAGGGGATCGGCGGCAAGATCGCCGTCATCGACACGGAGCGCGGTTCAGCATCTCTCTACGCTGACATGTCCGGCATGCCTGAGTTCGACGTTCTCGATCTGGACGCGCCCTTCACACCAGAGCGATACACGGAAGCCATCAAGGCGGCCGAGGACGCAGGCTACGACATTCTCATCATCGACTCGATGACGCATGAATGGAACGGCAAGGGCGGCTGTCTTGAGGAAGTCGAACGCATTGCGAAGGCACGCTATCGCGGGAACTCGTGGTCTGCCTGGAACGAGATGACACCTCGCCATCGACAGTTTGTCGACGCAATGCTCACCAGTAAACTCCACATCATCGCGACGATGCGGAGTAAGACAGAGATGGCGCAAGAGGACGTCAACGGTAAGAAGGTCATCAAGAAGCTCGGCATGAAGGTCGAGCAGCGCGACGGAGTCGATTATGAGTTCACGATCATGTTTGATCTCGTCCACGACGGGCACTTTGCGAACGCGTCGAAAGACCGTACCGGACTTTTCTCCTCTCGCACTGATCCGCTAATTCTCACACCGGAGGTCGGCGCAGAGATCAAGAAGTGGCTCGATAGCGCTGGCGTCACGCCAGACGAATTCGCCGACCTTATGTCCCGCACAATCAGCGCCGAAACACCCGACGAGCTAATGGCAATGGGTAAGGAGATTGCCTCCAAGGGTCTCTGCTACGAAGACCGCGAAAAGATCGCGCAAGCATTCAGAGCTCGTCGTCACGAACTTGAACAAGCAATGACCGAACAGGCTACACAGGAGGAAGCTAACAATGGCATCAGTGAATAAGATCATCCTCATCGGGAATCTCGGCAACGATCCCCAGATCCGCGTAGGCGATCACGTCATCGCGAATCTCTCCCTCGGCACGTCACGCAAGTGGCGCGACAAGGACGGCAACGTCCAGCAGGAGACCGAGTGGCACCGCATCTGCGCATTCGGTCGACTAGCGGAGATCATACGCGACTACACGGCAAAGGGCGACCCGCTCTATGTCGAAGGTCGTCTGCGCACACGCAAGTATGAGAAAGACGGCGCAGAACGCTACGTGACGGAGATCATCGCTGAGCAGATCCAGCTCCTGCGTTCAAAGAAGGACAACGATGAGAATCCGGCGCAGGCCAAGCCTGCCGCACAGCGACGCGCACCCGAGCCGGCATACGACTCCGACGTACCCTTCTGACCTTTTTGACAACGCTGTCAAATTGATCAGTCATTCGATTTTTTCGAATAACTCAAGCCCTCGGCACTGCCGGGGGCTTTTTCTTTGAAAGCATAAAAAAAATGACGCCAGAGGAATTTGATTACTTTCACGAAAAAGTTTATCGAGGCATGCTTGCCTTTCTTGGTGGCAGAAAAAGCAAAGACGCTTTTTTAGCAGGCAGAAACGCAATAGAAGTTGCGATGAAAATCGTACTGGATCCAAGAGCTCAAATCATTCTGAACGACATTCTTGACGAACTTGAAGAAAAGGGAGACCCAAGATTCATTGTTGAACTAAACGTGATTTGCGCCCTAGAGAAGTGCGCCAAGCTTGTAGCGGAAAAGCAAAACCAGCCAGTAAACACAGAAACACAGGAGAACAATCATGAAATTGTATGAAATCCCAACCAAAATCCGAGCTGTGCTTGACGGTATTGACTGTGATCCTGAGACTGGGGAAATCCTGAATGCCGACGCGCTCCACGCCGTCGAGGTCGAAGCCGCCGAGAAGATCGAGGCCACGGCGCTCTACCTTCGCGAGCTCGATGCCGAGGCCAAGGCCGCAAAGGACGAAGCCGACCGAATGCTCGCCCGCGTCAAGTCCATGCAGAAGCGATCCGACTACCTCAAGTCCATGCTCCTCGAGGCCCTGCACGCGACTGGGAAGGTCAAGACCGCACGCGTGACCGTCTCGATCCGCACGACGCAGGCCGTCGAAGTCTCCGAAGGCGCAGACCTGCCCGAGGCCTACACGACCGTCAAGACGACCGTAAGCCCGAACAAGGTCGCCATCAAGCAGGCTCTGCTCGACGGCGTCGAAGTCCCCGGCTGCCACATCGAAGAACGCGAAAGCGTCCAGATTCGCTAGAACCTACTCACGGAGGTAGCAATGAAAACCACAAAAACGAACCCCGCAAAACTGCTTCTGCGCTACCTCTGGCCGCGCATGCAACGCGGCGAACGGCACTTCATCATCGACGACACTCAGCTCGCTTTCAGCATGACGGCGCAACAGCTGAGCAAGGTCGTCAGGCGATTCAATGAAACCGGGCACGAACTCAATTGGCCCGGTTTTCATTTTTCCGCGAAGGTGCTCGACATCTACCGCCTCGAGATCACAGCCGCCCGAGAAGCCGACCCCGTGCCTGAAGGAGCGCTGCTATGAGGACTCCCCTCTCACTCATCACGGCCGCCATGGCCACGCAAGGAACGTGAGCATGAAGATGACTTTACCAACGAATAAATATGTTGCCGAAATCCTTGAAGAGGCAAACATAGCCCCGCTTGAGGTTTCTATGGCGATTCTGGAACGAAAGTCGGTCCAAGAACTCGCGGAAATGTTCAAGTCGTACATGAAAGATGCAACGAGCGACCAACTTCTCCTCTCTGCTGAAGTTTCTCGAAAAATAGGGGAAATCATGATCGCGTCAGTCGACGTTTTTGAATTTCTTGCAAAAGAGAAAAATCATGAAAATCAAGATTAAGAAGCTGCACCCGGACGCGAAGATGCCCAAGCGCGGCACGAAGTACGCTGCGGGGTTTGACCTGTACGCCGCCGAAGAGTTCGATGCGCCGATCTTCGAAGAGCAGACCGTTCGCATTCAGACGGGCCTCGCCTTTGAAATCCCTGAAGGATACGTTGGCGTGGTGTACAGCCGCTCCAGCACTGCCCTCAAGGGCCTCATCATCACGCCTTTGCTTGTGGATGCCGACTACCGCGGGCCCGTCTACATCACGGTGAAGAATGCATCGGGCAGGCCGTACATCGTTCATAACGGCGACCGCATTGCCCAGATGCGCATCGAAAAGCTCGTTGACACTGAGTTCGAGTGGGCTGACGAGCTTTCTGAGACTGACCGAGGCGAGGGCGGGTACGGGAGCACTGGACGATGACGCCGACCAAAGCTCTCCACGACAAAAAGCTCGAACTCAAGAAGGGCAAGCTAGCCGTCTGCTCCAATGTCACCTGCGCGTTCAAGCCGTTGTCCAACGGGAATGTCAGCTTTGTCGTCTGGTGGCACAACTGGGCTCGAACCTTCTACATCGACAACCTCAGCCCGTCGCAGGCGCAGGCCATCCTGGCCGCGCTCAATGGCGCGCTCGAGGCGGCACAGGAACTCAAGGAGATGTAATGCCGAAATCCAAGTGGCGACTCGGATCACTTCAACGTCAACGTAGGCGATCGCGTCGCGAAGCTCTACATCATCCCGCTCCCCGAGCTCGAGCTCGAGTGGGCTGACGAGCTGAGCGAGACCGCGCGCGGTGCGAGCGGATATGGATCTACAGGAGATTAAGGAATGACGATCAGTGAACTAATCGAACTCCTTCAGGAGATTATGGAAAAGGAAGGCGACATCGAAGTCGCGTACACGTACAACGACGGCGGCTACCCCATGATGGGCGAAGAATATGCCGGGGGCGTCGAAGTTCGGCTTACCTCCTACGGCAAGGTCGTTGTGATCTGGTAAGGAGGACGAATGAAATACAGACTGAAAGACCGCGTGCTGCAGAATAAGCTTGACGAGCTTAGCGACGGAGACTTCTCAAAGCAGCTTGCGCTTAACTACAAGCGCATCTGTTCCGACCTCGAGTTTCTGATGCAGATCACTCTTTGGTTCTGCAAAAAGGAGGGCCCGCTCCACGCGTTAGTGATAACGCCCGACATGGTCGAAAAGGTTGAGGAGGACGAGGAATGAAGTACAGATTAAAAGACCGTGAGCTTCAGCGGAAGCTCGACGAGGCTACCGATGGGGAGTTCTCCCGACGGCTTCAAAACGACCGTGAGCGTATGGACGGAATGATCCTCATCGGCTGCATGGGCATGATAGAGGATAGAAGACGACATAACCACACCAAGCTCCAGAGGATGACGCTTTGCTTCGCAACGGACGAGATCGAAGAAGTCGCAGAGTACGACCCGCGTGCTTGGAACGACTACTCAAAGGTGAACCCGCCGGAGGGTGTGCTCATGCGTGTGGAGTGTCACGATGGTAGTAAGGCATGCGCTCAATTACGTTTTTTTGAGCGTGAGGGCTTTTGTAGGCCTGAGGGCCTATGGTGCGATATCGACGGAACGCCTTGGCCGATTGCAGATAGCGACGCCGTCGTGCGCTTCCGCCCGTGGGATGAGGATGACGAAGCATGACGCAATGGAAATACTTCCCGGACACGACGCCGCCGCGCGGCTTGCCGCTCAGGCTCGAAGTCAAAGAAAAGGATCAAAACACTGGCACACCGGAACCGTACTACGGCAAGACGCTTTTTCAGGGGTTTGCGGTTTTCGACGGGCACGACTTCATCCCGTTCGGCTCGTTCCACCGGCTGCCGATTTTTTGGGACGGCCGGCTAAACGCCTTTGGGCATAAGGATGTGACCGCTAGATACGCCCTGTGGGAGGACGAGGAATGAAGCCCGAAAAAGCGCATCGACGCCGTGCGCTCTTCGCGTTGGAAGCCATCGAGGTATGCGCCACGTCGTGTCGAAAGGGTTGGAAGGGTCGAACCCCTCCGACCATGGAGGAAGTCGACGATGCTATCCGCAAGTTGTCTTACTGCGTCGGGACGCTGAAGGACTTTCGCTCGATTCGCATCCAGTTGGAAAAGGAGAAAGAGGAGGAATGAAAACGAATCGTTTTGAACTGAAAGACTTTCGTCTTAATGAGATTCTCTCAATGCTCACTACGTACAACGGTCCGAGCCTGTCGGAAGAACTCAATAGAGTTTGGACTGGCGAAGCGAGGACCGTCAAATTCGGCAATCGCTTTTCTGTCGATCTCACCCCCGAAGACGTCAAGGAAAACCCGGAGTTTCGTCCGAACGAATGGAACCCAACGAAGTCTTGGAACATCCCTAAAAACGTCGACCTGATGTTTTCGATTCAGGAAAATGAATCAGGGAAAGAAATCGCACGCTTGCGTGGCCACTTCGACGGTGAGAATTTCAGAAGACCCAGCGGAGAGCCCATGTACGCATTTTGCCGTGGATTTCATGCAACAAAGTACAAATCGCTCATCAAGTGTTGGCCTGATGATCAAAAAAGCGAGTGGATCTCTGGGGACTTTTTAGCTCGAGTGGCTGAATTTGATCGTCGACTTGTAGAAGAAATGGAGGGGTACGAGAAATGCCTGTCAAGATGAAAAAGGAAATCCGCAAGCGAATAGCTTGCATGATGGGCACAACACAAAAAGCGATCCGTGAGGCAGAAGCGGAATGCGATGGACGAGCGTTCATGTATCACGCAAAAGGAACGCTTTGCGGCTTCTACCTCCTCCACGTCCCTGTCAAGGGAAAAATCGCGCCAACGCTCTTTCCGACTGAGTACTTCGTCAAACAGCAGGAGGAGGACGAATGAGGCCTGAAAGAGAATACAGACGCATGGCAATCGTCGCTTTGGACTTCATCCAAGAAAAGAAGACTGCCCGAGGCGCGGGCGGTTACGGGTCAACCGGAGCATGAAAATGAATGAAGAGGAAATTCTGCAAAACATGGATTACGTCTCCGAGCAACTGGTCGGAGCGGCAGAGGCGATCAAGGCCGACACCGATGAGCGACGTTTCGACGAGGCTTACGATCCCATGTTGCGAGACGTGATGATGATGGCGCGGGAACTACTGCACCTGCGTGACCTGCTCGACGAACTTCGAGAAGGCGAGTAACCCACAGGCCGACACCTTGACCGAGGCCGCCGCCACTTCCTGCGAGGAGAGGAGGGGACGGCGGTCTCATCACATGAAGAGGACATGATGAAAAAGTATTCCGATAAGGGGTGGAACTGGCTAATCGACCACTACCCGCATGAACCTGGTCGCTACTGGTTCGAGGGGTTCAACCCGGTCGAAGGCTACCCCAACAAACCCGACCTGACGCGCAAGGACATACACGTCCTCGCCGATGTGAACGACATCACTCACCCGCTCGACGCGACTGCCGTGACCAACGGCGAACCTTTGTACAACCTCTTCTTCTTCGCCACCCTGCCCGGTGCTGACAACCTCGTTCGCTTCAAGCGCTTCGACGAAGAGGCCGACCTGAGGCGCGTGGGCATCAAGATGTGCGCAAAGTCGATCGACGAGTTTACGAAGGGCTTCAGGCTGTTCGCCAACGCTAGCCGCCAACAAGGGCTGTTCGATCTCGCCGTAGACCTGCTCACGAACCCAGAACTCATCAAGCGCCCCGACTTCCGCTACTCGAAGATCGCCTACGACGCAATGCGTCAGACCGACGGTAGCAGCGGGGCTTTCTGCATGGGCTACCTGACGGCCAAGCACCTGAGCGAGTCGTTCCCGCCCACCACCATCCCGACACTCGCCGAAACTTTCGCAAAGGACATCTAATGGACAAGACCAATCCCAAACACTACCGCGACGCGGCCATCACCCTCGAACCCATCGACCTGTGCGAACTGCTCGGGTTCAACCTCGGCAACGCGGTCAAGTACATCGTCCGCGCAGGCCACAAGGACGGCGAATCCGAGGCCGACGATCTCATGAAGGCCATGTTCTACCTCGACCGCGAGATTGATCGGGTTCGCAAGGTAGAAGCCCCGGGAGGATACTCTGAGGTCGCCCTCTGGCTCGGCCAACACTTCGCCCTGAGGAACGGCTACCTCGACCTCCTCTTCCCCACGATCATCGAGCAGGAAGAGGACAAGATCAAGGGCATGATCGAATGCCGCAAGGCCGTGGCAAAACGCTACGCAGAACTGACCCGTCGATAAGGAGACATCATGCGGTCGAACTCAAGGGGCGACATCATCGCCCTGTGGATGCGCGGGTACCTCCGCGCGATCCCCACATCTAAGCTCGGGCTTCTCTGGCTCGGGCTTTTCTTTTACTCGATCGTCGTGCCGACCTCGATCGCGTGGGAGCGCGGCTTCATCATGGGCTTCAACTTCTGCTTCCTGATCGGCGCACTGGTGATCGCCACGAAGATCGCCTACGACTTCGTCCAGTGCCACCTCTGGCGCAAGGTGCTTCTGGTGTGCAGGATCGACGGCGTCGAATGCGGTCGCTACCGCCTCGTCCTCCCGCCGGGCTTCGACACATACGAGGAAGTCCAAAAACAGCTCAAGGGGCAAATCTGAGGAGACGCCAATGCCTAAGTCAAAGAAGCCCAGAAAGAAGGGCGCGCACGGACGGGAGCAGGCCGCACGCAGTCGCCTGCTCCGCAACCAGTTCAAAGCCCCCGCCGAATGCCGCCGCCTCGTCAAGATCGTCGAGGATGCCCGAGCGGCTCGGCACAAGGGATCCGCGCAGCTCGGCTACCTGTTCGCGCTAGCCGACCAGGATTTCATGGTCGAACGCTTCATCGAGGCCTTTATGGCACTCGAGCGTTGGCAGACGACCGAGGAAATGGACGACTTCTCGCTTGTCAACTCGATGCTGATGATCGGGGCAATCGCCTTCCTCAAGGTCGGCGTGCAGGAGTCTGAGCGCCTCGATGAGATCCGCCGCGCGGCCTATGCCGCACCCCTCGCGATCGACCATCGCAACATGGGCCGCCGCATTCCTGACGAACTGATCGAGGACACCCGCGAAGGCCTCACTACGGCACAGATGATCTTCGAGGCCGCGACCGCCAACGGAATGAATCAGGAGCTGATCGAAGTGCTGAAGGAAAACGACCCCGAACACATCGCCAGTACGCCCGGACGATTCCGCGAGCATCGCCGCCTGATCCTCGGGGACTACCTCGAAAAGGTTCAAGCACTCGAGGCCGCGCAGGCCGAACGCGTCAACCATATGAAGGTGACGGGCAAGCTCCCGCCGCCTCCACTACCCGCCAACTAGGAAACCATCATGAACAGCACCGCAACGCACCACGTCGAACAACTTCTCAAGACGAACCCGCACCGTGAGTTCACGGTACCCGAAATCGCCTCACTGGCTCACCAGCCCAAGGCCCGCGTGAACGGCATCCTCGAAACTTTGGCCGGCAAAGGAACCGAGCTGCACGTCCGCACAGTCCACGGCCTGACCCTCGTTAGCTTCGGCGGGCGTCTCTCCTTCGCAGAGGAAGAACGAAACCGAAGGCTCGAGCGCGAACGCCTGAAGGCCGAAGAGGCGAAGCGCGAAGCAGAAAAGGAAAAGAGTATGCGCGTCGAGCGCATCGAAAAGGGAAGGATGCAGGCCGAAAAGATTCGCATTATGGCTGCCCCGTCCCCAAACTGGTTCGACGCAATCGTCTGCGCAGGAGACGCTCATGCTTGACGATGAACGCGAAATCATGCTGTACAAAATCGTGAGCTTCCTCCGCAGACACGCGAAGCAGGAATTTTCCGCAGCTCAAATTGCCGCGCAGGTGAACGTACACACGGGATTCATCACGAGCAACATCCGCACGCTGAAGGAACGATGCGCTCCGATCTACGTGCGGGTTTTCAACTCGATCCACTACCTGAGCATGACCGATCACAGCACCGGGCAGGCGCACCTGCACAGAGAGGTCGCACGCGAGAAGCAGGTGCGGCAAATCCTGGAAGGTGCTGCGCCAAACTGGTTCGACGCTCTGGCCACGCCCGCCGCCCCGGTGCGGGATGACGGCGAGATGCAGGCGGCAGTGGCACGGGTCAGTCAACTGGCAGAGAAGGATCTGCACGAAAAGGAAACGATGGTCGCCGTGATCGATATGATCGACCGCGAGGAATTCGACCGAGCCGAGCGTGCCCTCGCGGCGTACAAGGCACAAATCATGAGCAAGGCCGAACTGATCGCGGAGGCGATCGCACAGGTGAGAATGGCAAAAGAACGGGAGGTATTTCAATGGACGGGTGGTTAAGCAAAAAAGAGGTCGGCGAGTACCTTGGCGGGAAGTCTCCGCGCACCGTAGACCGTTGGATCGCGAAGCGCATCATCCCTCAGGGCAAGCGCTTCCCCGGCGGCCTGTTTTGGCGCAAGGACATCATCGACCAATGGCTCGCCGCGGACCAGTACGCGACGAAGTGCACGAAGGCGCTCAAGCTCCGCGAGGCCACGCCCTAGCGCAGACAATCGGCAACCCACAGCCCGCCACCGCACCACGGTGACGGGCTTTTTCTTTGCCCGTCAAACCTGCTCCGGGTACACGGCGTCCGCCCATTCCTGCATCAGAACCCTGCGAGCGTCTAGGAGGTCGGAGCGTTGATACGCCTGAACCACGGCACTCCCAGTAGCGTGCATCAGGCTTTTCTCGGCAACAATCGGGTCCTTCCCGTTCTCCGCGCACCAGTCACGGAATGTCGAGCGAAAGCCGTGCATTGTCCCGTGCCCGAGCTTCTTCTGGAGAACCACGCGGGGCGTCTCCTTCGAGATGTGCGAGCCGCCTTTGCCGGCGAACACATACGGGGAATCGTGCGGGAGCATCTTCAGCATGGAAACGAGCTGCCGGCACAGCGGGACGCGGTGCGGGTATTTCTTCCCGTCCTTTCGTCGCTCGGGCGGGCAGTGCCAGACCTCCCTGTGCAGGTCGATCTCCTCCCACTTCGCGGGCACGAATTCCCCGACGCGGGACGCGGTCAGCGCCCCAAACAGAATCGCGCAGGCCGTGATCGACGTGGGCGGTCGCCACTCATCGAAAAGCGCGCGAGCCTGGTCGAACGTGAGCGCCTCGTGGTGACTTTCCTTTTTCACCTTGGCAATCGGCGGCAGGAACATCTCAAGGTTCCCGCGCCACAGGGCGGGATTCCCTCCGCTTCGCTTTCCTATGACTATGGCGTAGGCGAAGACGGCCTCAAGCCTGCCGCGCAATCTGCTAGCAGTCTCCGGCTTCGTTCTCCAAATCGGCACGAGTACTTCAAGGATGTCGTCTCGGCTCACGTCCTCGACGGACAACTTCCCCAGTACAGGGAGGGCGTACTGCTCGAGGGTCGATTGCCACTGTGCAGCGTGTTTCTGATTTCGCCACGCCTTGCTCTGCACGATGACGGGCAGGGCCTCGGCAACGAGGTCGGCGAAGGCGAACGGGCGGTCAACCTCCGCGCCCGCGTTCTTCATCCTCTCCCGCCGCTCCTGCTTCGCGGCAAGCGGGTCGACCCCGTCGGCAATCATCGTGCGAAAGCGTGCGGCGGTTTCCTTTGCCTGAGCAATCGTCACGGCGTCCGCCGTCCCGATCACCACGTCCTTCTGCTTTCCCGAGACCGTGTAGCGGAAGACCCACGTCGGCGCGTGACCCTCTCGCTTTCTTAAATATAGGCAACGTTCTGCTCGGTGAGTCCCCACTGGGAGACTCCCGATGTTTCTGGCGGTGACTTGCATGACTGGCTCCTATGTTTGCCCCAATTTTGCCCCAATTTTGTCTGTCTAGAAAATGTCTGGAAGATGTCTAGCAGATGTCTAACTCTGTCCCATCATGCTAACCGAAAACGGGCGAAAACCCACGGCTCAACGGGGAAATGTCTAGGGAATGTCTAAGGGATGTCTAGGAGGTGTCAAATAGGGTTCGACAGACCCCTTCTCCGCCAGTTTCTGAACAGGGCTCTGGACTAAGTTCCGAGCCCTGTTTTTTTTCATGAAAAAGATGAGAGCAAAGCACGCAAAAACCCTTGCGGCCCGAAGTCGCATCATGAAAGATTCGCAGGAACCAAGCCCTCATCACCACACCGAGATCTGCGTCGCACCCGTATCTCTTCATGAGCTGATCTGATTGTTTGGCGATGCACCTGCTCCTTAGTTTTCATCATAGAGGGTGATGAACGGTTTGTCATCATGTCCATTTTTTACGCGTGTCACGTTCGCGAATGGGCGGCTCTCCACCATCCACCAATTTGATCCTGCACTGCCGCAACATGGCGACAGCTTTTCAATTGCCACCACGGCACGGGCGCCATTCGTCAGGCAGCCAAACCTCGTCGGTGAATCGGGAGAGTTTCGATATAGCCGAGCCTTGTTCCGGGGCGTAGGTTTGTTTGTCAAGACCTGCGTACAACAGGTTAAGCCAAGCCGCCACGACGCGTCGCTCCCAAAGTTCGTGCTTGACGAATTGCCCCGTCAGCAGATCGTGCTGCGTAGGCTTGAGCTTCTTTGTCGATACGACTTTCACCAACAAGTCGTATTCGTCAAGCGGAACCGCACACGAGTATCGCGGAAAGCTTTTGTCCTTTCCCTGCCCTTCGGCATGGCTCGTGCGGCTTTCCACTCAGGTGTGGCACGCATCTGCAGAACACGATCCAATCCTCCGCCCATGACGGCGTTCTGAGGCTGACTGCGAAGCTCAAACTCTTCCGCAACCGACGGCGCTCTTGATCTCCCGACAAGAGCGCAGAAAACAAAAAAGCCCCGCGGGCCGACTGCCTGCGAGGCGATTTTCATGGAGCGGGTGAAGGGAGTCGAACCCTCGTCTCCAGCTTGGAAGGCTGGGGTAATAGCCGTTATACGACACCCGCTTCGAGAGTTTTGGAATCTTACCACAGAGCCCGTCGAATTGCCAAACACCCGAGCCCTGCGGACCGTGCGCC